ATTTTTTTCATCACAAGAATCGATATTAATTGATTCAAACTGTTTAGCAATAAGATTAGATGATGCTTCTGATTCACTATAAAATTGATTATTAGTATGGGTAAAAGGCAAAAAGTCTTTTTTGTTATTGTTATCTAGTTTTCTATATTCATTTGAAAGCTCTGATACATTATTAACCATATTATTTTCATTTTTTGGATGATTAACATTTAACATAGATGAACTATCATTAATTGATAGATCTTTTTGAAAAGAATTAATTTTTTGTTGTAATATTTTTTGTTGTTCTAGTAAACTTTCCATTTGGTTTTTAGAAGGTTTATCTATAAAATCTTGTTGTGTTGTAAGATTATTTGGAAAAGTATTATTTGTTGATACTTTGTTTATATTTTCATATTCTATATTTCTATTATTACTTATTTCACTAAATCTTTTTGCTACATCATCATTACTCTTTTTTTGGAAATTATCATCACTAAAATTTATTTGGGTGGGCATAGGATTAATTTTTTCACGTTCTTTCATTAATGATTCGTATTTATTTTGTATATTAGATTGTAACCCACTTTCTATAGAAGGAGTGGGTCTTTCAGAAATTTTATTATGACTTGTTTGAATTCCTGAATTCACCTCTCTCTCTAATGTATTAACATTTGTTTTATTTTTCTTAATTGAATCTGAGAAATAGGCAAATGCTACATTTATTACTTTTTGCGATAAAAATCTACTATAATCAACATCTTTTATATCAGCAGGTATATTAAATGTATTTCTTTGTTTATAAATTGTTTTCATTATATTTACTAATTCTTTACTAAATTGTTGATTACTATTGATATCATATTTTAGGCTTTCTAAAATTTTTTTTTGTAATATATTATTTATGATTTTGAAATTTTCCTTTGAAAAAAAAAGTCTCTCCATTATTATATAATATATTTTATATTTATTTTTTTTCCTTTATAACATTATTTTATATTAAAATTATACATTTATATATATAAATGAATAATCTATCAGATTACTATCAAGTTAATATAAATAAACCTGAAATTATAAAACATTTTTCAGATGTAAGTACCATTTTAGTTATAAATTCATTAGATAGAAATAAATATCTCTTTCCTAATCCTAATAACTATATTATTGAAATAGATGATAATTTTAGGGATGTATTAGAAATAGAATTAATATCTATTGATTATGAATATAATAGATTAATAATAGATAACAGTAATTCTCATTTATATTTCGAAGATACAAATAATAACTATTTATATAAAATAATTATGCCAAATGGAATATATGATTTACAAAATGAAATTGTTAGCAAATTTAATTATATATATGGTATGACTAAAGGTATAGATGATAACATAAAAAATGATATAGTAGTTAAATATAATGATATTCTTGATAACATGTATTTTTTAATAAATTATGATAATATAAACCAAATAAATAAATTAAATCTACTATACAAGGGACGTGAATTATCTTATCCTTCTACATTATATGGTGATATTTTAACAGATACTGATATTTTTGAATATAGACAAAAAACCAATGGAAAATTTTTTGGGTTTTCTGAAAAAGATTTTTCAAATAAACTAAAGGTTTTAAAATTAAATATAGAATATATTAGTAATTATGACCATAAATTAATAATTGAATTTTTAAATAATGAAGAATATAATATATTTAATAACATATTATCTATTAATGATAATGATTTAATAATTACATTTAAAAATATTGATAATCTTATCTATAATATAAATCATAGTGATATAAAGGGTTTTAAAACTAATAATGAAACAAATAAAATTGAAATTATAGTTACTATTTCATCTATATTACAAAATATTGTTATAGGAAATCCAGATTTATGTACAAATATTATATTAGGTGATATAAACTATGACTTAAAAAGAGATTTATCTATTTTTCTTGATATAAAAGAACTTAACAGATTAAACTCTAAAAATAAAAATGTAAATAATAGTTTTGCCTCTATACCTGTTAATCATGCGAATAAGATATATTTTGATAATACAAAAAACTATGGAACTATAAAATATTTTAATCCACCTTTAAGGAATATGGATAAATTGAGTATTAGTTTTAAGGATATAAATGGAGAAGTATTAGAAAATAATGGCAAAGAAAATAGTATAGTATTTGCTATAAAATGTTTAAATAATCAAAAAAGTATAAATAATTAGAATATTATAAAATTATTTTTTTATTTAAAAATTAAAGGTAATAAATTTTTTATAACCCTTAATTATGTTTAAATATATTGCTGGTAATAGTATCAAACATACCATAAAATGTTCACACAAAGTTTTAATGAATAATAAAATACCAATCATTAACTTCGCAATTGAAGAATCAACAAATAAAAAAAAAATATATAATGAACATCAAAAATTACTAAAAAACTTGAATAATAAACATAAAATAGCAATAAAATTATCATCTTTTGAATTTGATAAAATACTATTAAATAATACTATTCAGAATGCTAGTCAAAAAAATATACAAGTTATCATTGATGCTGAAAAAGGAATAGATTATGACAAATATAATGATATATCAAATGAAATTATATTAAATCATAATAAAGAAAAATGTAATGTTATTAAAACTTATCAAATGTATAGAAAAGATTCATTTCAAGCATTAAAGGAAGATTCAACATTCTTTTCTAACAAAGATATATTTTTTGGAACAAAAATAGTTAGAGGAGCTTACTGGAATTCTGAAAATAAAAATAATTATTTATATATTAATAAAGAGGATACAGACTCTAATTATAATAAAGGTATAATATATTTATCAGAAAATGATTATAAAACCTACAATATATTGGCTACACATAATAAAGAATCTATAAATTTAGGTAAGTTAATGAATAAATATAAAGAAAAAAAAATATTTGACTTTGCTCATTTATTAGGTATGAAAGAAAAGTTATATAATAAAATTGTTATGGAAGGAGAGAATGTTCACGTATATGTTCCTTATGGTCCTTATAAAGAGATGCTACCTTATTTATTTAGAAGATTATATGAAAATAAAGATACAATAAAATATATTTTTTAAAAATAAAAAGTATAAATAATTAGACTATTTTATCAAATATGATTTTATCTAGTTTTAAGTCTAATCTGTCTTTATTAAAACTATTAATAAAGATATAGTTATCTTTGAAATTATCTTCTAAATAATTACATAATTTGTCATTATATAATTTATTACATAATTTATCATCTTTATTAATTAAAATATGATATTTTTTGCCATTAATTTGATTTTTATAATTATGAATATTTATAATACTATCCCAATTTTCACAATCAGCAGTTATTAAAAATAAATCTATATTATCCAAAAAATCTAAAAAATATCTCTGAAATCTTATATCACTACCACAATCCCATAAATATATTTTATTATTTTCTATATTTTTTATGTTTAGTTCAAATCCTATTGTTAATGAAGGTGTAAAAGGAATATCATATCCTTTAGTATAAGCATGTATAATATGTGATTTACCAGTATTAGCATCTCCTAAAAAACAGATATTATGTATTTTCATAATTTATACGATATAAAATTTTAATATTTAAACTATTAGAAATTTAATACTTTAAATATTTGTCCAAAAACATTTTCTTTGTAAATGTTTATTTACATTACATTTAAGTTTAAGTTGTCTACAATTACATGTATTAAATCTTTCTATACATGATGAACAATCAGAAAATAAGTATATTAAAAACAAAAAAATAATGAAGCATATACCTACAGTTTTAAACATATCTATTATATAATTATATTTTATGTTCATCTTTCCAATTACTTAATTTAGTTTTAAATTCTTCCAAAATTTTGATAGTAGATTCGTTTTTATTATGTTCTTCTAATAATTTTAAAGTTAAATTACATCTATTAAATGGGTCAGTTTCACTAAATACAAGATGATTATTAATGACCTCTCTTTCCATAATAATCTTACTATCTGGTAATTCTACAGGATTATTTATGATTGTACTCATTATAGGATCTAAGAATTCTAATGGAAAATCTTCATCGTATTTTTCTTCTTTAGATTCTTGTTTAATAAATTCTGAATCTAATGTATTACAGTAATAATCTATAATACTGGATACTGATTTTTTTTCATAATTAATTGTATAATATCCAAATATACTTGATGTTTTCAATAACAAATCCTTATTATATAGGTTTTTGTTAGTAACTAAGTATTCTTTCATATTATCATCTAAATTTTTTTGTAAATTATTGTAAAATGTCGCTATAAATGTAACTAAGTTTTTATGTACATTTTTACCTAATATATCTAATGCTAATTCATTTGTTTTATAAATTAAACAATTATATAGTCTTGTTGTAAAAAGTGTATTCAAGATTGAATAGTTTATTTCACACAATTTATTCATAAAATTTTCTTTATAATCTTTATTATTGAAAACGTTATCTATTATAACGTAATATTCTGTTAAATTGTCTACATATTTACAAATAGTACTTATATATGCTACATAATTTACATTTGTTTGTTCCATATTTTTTATATGTGACATATATTTTTGTATGATTGAAAGAGTTTCATTTAATTCACTCGATAAAAGTGTAACAAATTTACGTCTTATATCAAAATCTAATTCTATTTTATCGAATAGAGAAGTGTTATTAGATTCATGTAATGATTTATTATGATTATTCAATATTTCCACTATGTTGGTTCGTACTTTTAATCTATCATAGAAGCCCGAACTTTCATCATATTTTTCCAATTCTACAAATGTCTTTATTAAATTACATGTTAATTTATCATTTTCACAAAATTCATGTCTTAAATGATTAATATATTTTATATCATTTATAATTTTAACTCTGTAATGAATATTAATTTCATTATTATTTACTATCCATCTACATATTTCTAAGGGTTTTGTATTTTTTATACCAAAAATAGTATTACTTCTTAATAAATATTCTATTAAATTATTTTCAAGATAATCTTTTATAAACACTTCCCTGTCTTCTGTAATATCTAAATTAAAATCTAATACTGATTTTATATCATTTTCTACTATAAGTTCTATATTTTTTAATTTACTAAGATATGCGACTGCTGTTTTTAATTTAATATTATAATTATTAGCAATAGAATCAGGATAAAATTTATTATTAATATTATTAAACATAGTTATTGTTTCTTCAGTACTTGTTTTATATTTGCTTATACCTCCAAAAACTAACATATATAATCTATATATAGTATCTTGTAATCGTTTTTTAATTGTACTATCTACAACATGTATCTGGTTTGATATAAATTCTATATAATTCATATAAAGTTTAAATTTATCTAATGAAGGTGTATAGGGAAAATATAATGATTCAAGATAAGTATTCAAATCATTATATAATCTATTATTTTTTCTAACAAAAAAGTCTATAGATTGTTCATCTATAGTAAATTTTATTGCCGATGTATTTAAAAATATTTGTTCAAAAACATGTATAGTTTTACCGTTATATCTAACTAGGTTAAATAAGTTATTGTCTATTATGAATTGGAAAAATCCTTGATCAAGTAAAAATACAGTATTTTTACACTCCTGACTAGATTTAGCGACATAATCAAATAATATTTTTTTTGTAATATCTATTTTAGTATTTTTTTCCGTTATAACATGAAATAGAGACATGAGTCTAATAGGAGAATTATATTTATCCGATATTAAAGAAAGTATTATAGTATAATCTTTTGTAAGTTTTATATCATATTTTTCGTCTTTTTTATTCATGTTTTGAAGAACCTGAATAAAATTAAAGTCATTAGGGTGAATATCACTGTTGTATGTATCCATTTTTATGAATGTAAAAAAATATTTATATAAATCAAATTTTGTAATTAAATAATTATAGTGAATATCTAAATAATTTTATATTTATATTATAAATGAGTAATATTGTTATAATAGGAATACTATTAGTAATAGTACTATTAGGTGTATTAACGGCAAAAAAGGAGCATTTTTCAACAAATAAAAATCAATATGATATTATAAAATTAAGCGAAGTAACACCATTTGGATGTTGCGCTAGTGCTGAAGAACTAACATTATATAATCAAAATACAAGTGGAGCATGCTCTACGGGAAAAACATGTAGAGAAAGAGGAATATGGATGAATTTTTGGAAATATAGTCATAAAAAATATGCTGTTATAAGTTACAACAGAATAGGAAATAGAAAACCTTTTGCTATACACAATGGAAAAAAAGTATGGTTTATAGGAGTCGGAGATAGTGTTGAAGCCCTTATGAATATGTATCCATATGCTGTACAAAAGGATACTGCCTATGCTGTATTCATCTCTGCTTGTACTATTGAAATTTGGCACAAAAAAAGAGGAATAAGAAAAGATGTTTCACAATATGCTAGAAATGTACAAGGAATAAATTTAGTAAGAACTATATCAAGTTCTGGAAGAAGTCCGGAATACGTTAAAATTGATAATTTTAAACCAGGTGATAAATTAATATTTTATACAAAACCAGGTAAAGTATATTTTGCTGGACACGTATTTATAAATGGTGTCACATATCCTACCAGCACGGGTAATTTCAAAATTACAGGAATGTCAACTACTGGAGAAAATGGATATAATAGTGAATCTATTAAATTTGAAACATATGGTAGAAAAATAGGGTGTTTTGAGGATAAAACTGATAGAACATTGCCTAGATTTTTTGGTAATGATTACACAACAGAAAAATGTGGTCAAGATGCCTTAAATGCTGGTTTAGAATATTATGGTTTACAAAATGGTGGTGAATGTTATGCTGGAGATGAATCAGATTTAGATAGAGCAAAAGGTGCTGGAAAACTAAATCAAAATGAATGTAATAAGTATATTAATAATCAAACGTTGGGAGGAGAATTTAAAAACCTTATTTATTCAACTCGTAGCCTTCCAGTATTAATGGATTATGTTTCTGCTAATATGCGAGGTATAAACGCTCATGCTAAGATTTTATATACGGACCAAGGTGTTAATTTTCAACATCATATTAAGGAATCTCTACAAATAGAAATGAATTTACCAGATCATACAAGTATTAACGATTTTTGCCCTGATCCCAAATATACAGAATTTAATCCAGCAGCTTGTAAAGGTAACTCTGGAGGTGGTAATTGGAAAGGTGATATAAAACAAAATTGTATTAATTCACATCATCCTAACTTTAAACCTAATATGGATAGTTGTATTAACATTTTCAATCCTTCACATAATAATTATAATAATGAAGAGTTTTATAAATTATTACATTTTTCTTTACAAATATCATCTAATAATCCTGCTGGCATAGTAAAAACATTTTATAAAAGTCTAACCAGTATTTTAGACTTAGGATGTAGAGTTATAGAATTAGCTGATGAAAATTTTGACAAAACAGATAATAATTATTGTGTTAAATATGGAGGTAACCTAAATTCACTTAAAAACAAAAAAGCAGACATTGTTAATTTAATAGGTAAGGTTATGAGCATAATAAATGATGGAGATTTATCAAAAGGAAATGTATACATTAAATTTAAATTTATGGATGCTCTAAACAAATTGATTGATTCTGGAAGAACTATATCATATTTAGTAACAAGAAGAAGAGATTGTAATTGTAGAAAAATGAAGCATGGTGGATTGAGATGTGCCCCCTGTTAATTAATTTATAAAACATATTTAAAAATATTTTAATATTTTAAGATATGGTATTATTTTATTTAACAAATTTAACACTTGATGTAATCACTGGAGCAGCATGGTGGACAGCTACAAAAACATATAATGGAGCATATTATTTATTATATGGCTCAAGTGAAAATAATAAAGATACTATAGAGGTTAATAAAGAAACTATAGAAAAATTAGTTAAAGAAAATGAAAATTATCAGGAACAAATTAAAAATCTATCTGATAATGTTAATACTTTATCTAATTATATTAAAAATAAACAATAATTATTTAAAAAATATATAATAATATAATTTATATGAGTAATTACGAAACAATACCTAATGATTTTAGATCATTTAAACAAAAAAAACAACTAAATGATTATAACAATTTATGTAAATCTAATATATCTAAGGAGGAGGAACAAGGTTATATAAATATTTTAATAGATAAATTTAAAAAAATGGTTATTAATTAAATTTCTAAAATTAAAATAATGGAAAATAAAGAACAAATAGAAGAACAAGCAAAATTTGTTGTTGAAAACATAATAGAGGAGGTATTAAATGAATTACAAATAAATGATATTATTCATAATACAGAGAATTTAGAGGTAGAAGAACCTTTGTTATTAGTACCTACAAATAGTGAAGATGAAGAAAATATAGAAAGATATAAAAAAATAGAGTCAGATACAGAAGTAGAATCAGATACAAAAGAAAATATAGAATATAAGAATGATATAACAAATAAAGAGATTATAGAAACCGATAAACATAAAATTGCGGTTAAAGGTATTTTGGATAGTAGATTTAGTAATATTGTATTTTATTCTATGGTTGTAGGCATAATATCTATAATTCCTACAATAATTTATTTTAATTAGATTTAGCTAATATGTTATCTAATATATTTATTAAATCATTACATATTTTAGTTTTGTTAAACATTTTGTTAAATTTAATTGAATCTTTTTTACTTATAGCTCTATATTTTTTTGGATTAATAATAAAATCATGTATTTTTGTTGATAAATCATATTTACATGGAATATTTACTTTAGATATAAATTTATCTATACTATTGTTGGGTAAAAATGTAAGCTTATAATTTTCTAATACATTTTTTAAATCTATTTGTTTTAATTCATTAAATATTGATGAACAAAAATTATAATTATTTTTAACATCAATAAAAACATGTAGAGAAAATATTTTTGGTTTTTTGTTTATTTGATTTAATAATTTAAAGAAATCATGTAAGGTATTAAAACAATCATCCCCTTTTTCGGGGGATATTGTGTAAATAGTGTTTTTTCCTATGTTTTGGTATAGACTGTTTATCGAAGAATCATATGTAATACCTGAATTTACGACACTTTCATATCCTAATGCGAAGAGGATATAAAAACTGTTTTCATGCTGTTCATTCATATATCTGCCTTCAGATAGTGGTTTTTGTTCGCTTTTGATCAAAAAATCTTTATTAAAATATTCATTATAAGTAGTATTATCAGATATTAATACAGGTTTACCTATACTTATAAATTCAAAGGCAGAAAGCCCCCACCCCTCACCTGATGTTGTTGAAATATATAAATCTACACAATTATACAATTGATTTAAATCACTAATCGATATTTTTTCAAATATAAAATGTATTTTATCTGATAAATCAATTGAATATTTAAGGTTTAATTTATTACAATAATCTCTAAAATTTAGATTACAACCATTAAAATCATTTGTTTTGAGAATTAAATATACATTTTTATCAATGAGATGACTATAGTTTTTATGAAATATATAATATGATTCAATTGTAATATCTAATCTTTTCCTTATATCATTAACATTTGAATTCATTATCAATATATCATCTTCAGTTATGTCTTTAAAAAACATTTTCCTAAATTGTCTGGGGTTTTCGAGTTTAGTAAAATTATTATCAATTGGATGTTCTAAAATATATATATCTTTTTTAAATCCAGTATTCAATATTACATTTTTTGATTTATTTGACATGGTAATTAATGCGGTACATTTTTCCAGATTTTCAAAAAAATTAATAGGTAATATTTCTAAATCAATGGGTAAATATCCTAAAAATATACATTTATAATCCATTTCCTTTATTATTTTAACATGTCTTTCAATAACCTGAGCATCATTTAATGATATTATTATTTCTGGTTTTATTTCATTAACATAACTTTTTAAATCATTATAACCATACATATATTCATCAAACATTGTTTTAAGAATACTACCTATTGACAATGATGTATTTTGTAAAAAATCAGGAACTGATATTATTTTGTATTTATCTAACTCAATATTTAAATAGTTTTTGTCTCGTAAGGTATTTATAACTAATAAGTGTAAATCGTATTTGTCATTTAAAAATGGTAGTAAGTTTTTACTCACAATTGAATAACCACTTGAATCATAATCTGAAATCCATAAAAGCTTTTTTTTCATATTCAATAATATCTAAATGCTAAATATTTTTAAATAATTTTAATCAAATGAAACAGTTATTTTAACATTTGATTTATTTAGTTTTTTAGTTGCTGATATAGATAATTCTTGTCTTTTTCTTCTAGCACTTTTTTGATGTACATTTTGTCCTTTATCTATATTATATACTGCTTTATAACATAAGTTCATATCATTTTCAATATCTAATAAATGACTATCTACATAATCTATAATATTATTTTTAATAGCCCATCTAAAAAAATTTAGCTGTCCTACTGTTGTTACAATAAAATTTTTATTATCTATAAAATATTTTATTCTTTCACGTCGACAAAATGGGTCAAATTGTTTTTTTTGATATCCTTTTAGTTGTAATTTATAATCTATATAAACTACAAATTCCTTAGTTTTAGCATTTACAATATTTCTATCATCATCAATCATGTATGATATATTATTTTTTTTAGAATAATTTGTTACAAACCAATCAATTACTCTAAGAGATATTTTAGATTCACCGTTTATTATTGATGTTAATATCTTAAGATTATTATTTACCTTATAAAATTCTTCCAATGATGACATTAATAAATCTTGTTTAACATTAGTACTTACAATTTTACTCATAATAAAAAATATAACTAAAGAAACTTTAAGTATTTAGTTTTTTCTTTTTTTGAAATTTTTTAGGTTTATGATTTTTAATTATTTCTTCACACTCTTTTTTTGTTAGTTTTTCCGGTTCTTTATCTTTAGGTATAGATACATTTTGAGTACCCTTTCTAATATAAGGACCAAATTTACCATTCATTATTTTAAGATTACTAAATTCTTTTATTATGTTTGTTTTTATCTCTTTTAGTTTTTGGATAGCATTTTCTAAATTTATATCACTATTATCTAAAGATACACGTTTCTTACCACATTCAATATAGAATCCAAATTTTCCCTTTTTTATGTATACAATCTCACTATCGTGATTACCCAGATTTAAAGGATACTTTAAATATCCAAGAGCCTCTTCCAAAGATATTTTATTTATATCTATTTCATCATCTTTACTTATGCTTACATATTTAGGATTATCATTTCTTTCACCTTCTTGAATACAAGGACCAAATTTACCTATGTAACTATATATATTTTTATTATTTTCAGGATTAACTCCTATTAAATTTTGTAGTTTATCTTTTTGTTGTTTAATATTAGTATCTTTAGATAATTCGATTACTTTTTTATGAAAGTCTTGATATACTAAATCAATAACTTCATGCCATATTTTTTCATTATTAGAAATTTTATCTAAATCAGTTTCAACATTTGATGTAAATGTATAGGAATTAATTTGACTAAAATTATTGTTCATAAATTCACATACAACTTTTCCTATATCAGTAATAAAGAGTTTATTTTTTTCAGATTGAGATTTTACTTTATTTTTACCAATTAAAACCTCTTTACCAGGTTTTATTTCAAAAGTTTCTATATCTATTTCCTTAATATTTTGTTTAGTTTCTTTATGAACATATTTTCTCTCTAAAACCTTTGAAACTATAGAAGAAAATGTAGAAGGTCTTCCAATTCCTTTGTCTTCTAATTCTTTAACAAGAGAAGCCTCTGTATAACGTGGTTTTGGTTTTGTATTTTTTTCTTTTGCGAATACAATTTCAGGTTTATAAAGACCTCCTTTTTCTATAATATCGATTAATTCTTTATCATCAACTATATTTTGTTCATAAATAATCTTATATCCCAGCGTTATAATATTTTTAAGACTAAATGTAAATATAAATTCAATATTATCAGTAGAAATGAGTTTATAAATAAATTCTTTTTCTATATATTTTTTCAATTGAGAGGCAATTGTCCTATTTTTAATTATTTTATATAATTTTTGTTCATTTGGTTCAAGATTATCTACGTTATCATTTAATGAAACTGGACGTATACATTCGTGTGCCTCTTGAGCGTTAGCAACCTTACCTTTATATTTGGTTTCTTTATAGTATTCTGAAAGTTGATTATCATCACAATATTGTTTTATTTGTTTAATAAAATCATCACTTATGGCGACTGAATCTGTTCTCATATATGTTATTTTACCTTTTTCATATAGAGATTGTAATACACTCATAGTTAGTTTTGGAGACATAGAAAATTTGTTGCTAGCATCTTGCTGAATTGAAGAGGTAATATATGGAGATGGTGGGGCATGAGTATTTTTTTTTTCAGTTATGCTATCTAGTTTATACTCTTGATTTACTATTTCAGGCAGTATTTCTAACAATTTATCTTTTTTTTCTATAGTTTTGTTGAAAAATGTTAGAATTTTGTTATCAGATATAATAAAATCAGAACTAATTTGGTATGATTTATTAGATTCAAAATTATTTATTAATTCTTCTCTATCATAAATAAGTCTTAAAGCAGGAGATTGGCATCTTCCAGCAGAAAGTTTAGGTTGAATACTTTTCCATAATAGTGGTGAAATTTCAAATCCAATTAGTAAATCAAGAATACTTCTTGCCTGTTGTGCATTAAATAGATTATAATCCAATTTTCTACTATTATTAAATGCCTCTACTACTGCTTTTTGTGTTATTTCATTAAAACATATTCTTTTAGTATTTTCTATATTAAGATTTAAAACATTTGCTACATGAAATCCAATAGCCTCTCCTTCTCTATCAAGGTCAGTTGCTATAATTACATCATCTACTTTTTTTTGTTGTTCTTTAAGATTCTTAACTACTTTATTTTTTGTTGAAATAATAGAATATGTTGGATTAAATTTATTATTAGTATCAATTGATTTAAGTCCTTTACTAAAATATCGTATATGTCCAAAGGAAGCATCAACTATAAAAGTATGATTTTTTATACTATTCAAAAAGCCTTGAATTTTTTTTGTTTTAGCTGGAGATTCAACTATTACAAGATACTTCATTTTTTACTTATCAAAATAAAAAAATTTAAAAATCAAATTTTGTAAAATCTTCATCGGGTTTTTAAAAAAAACAGAATATAAAAATTATATTACCTAAAATTAAGAACTATGACAGACAATAGTGAAATATTAGAATTTCTTATGAAATGTCTTTTAAACAATAAAATAGAAAACAAGCAAGAATCTAAACAATTTTCTAAAAATGACGTAATAAATACTGGAACAGTTACTACATTATTAAAAAAAAATATTCATCATGCTATTCAAAGACATTTTACAAATGAGAATTTAAATAATAATTATACAAATTATAAAGTTGATACTGAAACTAATTCAAACAGTTATAATTTCTAATTTATTAAATAAATTATATTTAATAAATTATTTTCTTTAGCATATTATAAAATGAGTAATGATGATCAAAATACCCAAAATATTTTGATGTCTCCTTTATTAAGTGAAAGATTTAATAATATAGAAAATAAATTAGAAAGTATAAAAAATGATTATATTGATATTAATGATAAATTTAATACAATTTTAGAATTGCTTGTAGAAAATTCTAAAAGATGGGACGAAAATAAAAAAGAATATATTCAATTGTTAGAAAAAAATCACGAACTTTCACAAAGAAATTTTGATATATTAAAGGAAAATAACAGTATATTTAATGAAACTTTAAAAAAGACATCTAATAATGATTATATGGCATCTGTTTTTGATAAATTAGAAAAAAATAATAATAAAATTATGAATAATATAGGTGATATGAATGCCAGATATTATAATAGATATTGGAGAACAAGTGGAAATAATACTATAATGCAACCTCCACTAAATTCTGGAATTTCATCTATTTTACCATGGTTTTCATTTCAAAAAAAATGAAATGTATATTTTTATTTAGTATCTATATTTTTATTAAATTTAATAAAAACATAATTTACTTAATATCCATCAGGAGCATTTGTTTGTAATCCTTGAGGACAGTGTTGATTGGCAAAAGTTTGAACACATGATTCTTGGTTACTTCCTGGAACTTCATTATTTTGAGCATCTAAAAATTGTGATGCTGATGTAAAAGCGTTTTGTGTGAAATCAGCTGGTTCGTGGGCAGCAGGTTCTTCACCTACATTTGTGAAGTTTTCACTTGGTTGAGTTCCTTGCATTAACATTTGGTCATCAGCATATCCATTAGCGTGATGTGGGAGAGTAGCTTGTTGTTGTTCTTGTTCTTGTTCTTGTTCACCAGATTGTTCTTCTCTTGCGGATGGTAACCATGAACTTTCTCCTGCGTCAGAAACTGATAAACTGGTATTAATTAATCTTAATTTATTAGCAGTTTGAAGTGTCATTACAAAGGCTACGGCTACCATTAAAGCCATAGATGGGTCTCTTGTAGCTAAAAGTACAATTACGAATGCTACACCTACTCTTACTAAAATATTATCAAAAAGATTTACAAGGGATGGTGGTAATTGAGGAGCGGCAAATGCGGCATATAGACCTAAAAATACTTTAATTGCTGTTGAAATGTATACATTTTCAAAACCTCTGTTTAAGATAGTTTCAGTTTGTCCTAATACATTTAATACAAGATTTCTTACTTCTTCCATTATATATGATATTTAAAGATTTTTTTTAGATTAAATCATTTTAATTTATATTTAATTAGTTAAATAAAAAATGACTTTAAAAATTTCTAAATAAATTCTTTAAAAAATTTGATTATATTTTTTAAAATCTTAAAAAAAACATCGTATACAAATGGTTAACGCAACAGTTAAAGCAACTTTTACCGGTTCACAAAAAGCTTTGGAGGGTTTTATGAAACAAGTATCGGCTATTAAAACAAGTGTAAAAATGGACTTCTCTAGTCTTTCTTTGAGTAATACCCAAGACAGCACTTGTAAATCTAAAACATCTTCTCATGGAAATAAACTTTCTCTTATGGAATTCAAAAGTAAATATGCTCTATCTATGAGTAAATATTCATCTCGGTCTGTCCTACTGAAAACACACAAAAAGGTAGATGAGGCTGATAAAGTATTCAAATCCGATGAACTTGATAAACCACTATACTACCAAGAGCGACTTAAGGGATGGATTACATCTCTAGATAATGAGAAATATTTCTCTAAAACAAAGGTTAGTCTAGCCAAAACTAAGCATAACAGTTTGGAAGACCTTATTAATAAGTATGATCTACAAATTGTTCATGATGATGACCAACTATATGATACTGTATCGTCACGTGTACTCTATCTACAAAGTGTTACTGATAAAAATCCCAAAAATAAATCCGATTATGTATTTAAGCACCCGGAGCTTAAGTACGGGCTATTCTTTAAAGAAGATTTTGAGGTATGGCAAACTACAGTAGCAAATAAAACTGTTCTAGAAAAGTACACTAAAACTATGGAAAACAGTGATGATGATGATTATTCCTACAATGATGAATTGTCTGAAATGAGTTCAACTGCCAGCGAAGAATTTGATGATACTCTTTCTCATCTTACCTTTGAAAATTATGGTAAAGGCTTGTTGATGCGTCCTAAGAAGTCAGACGCTCATTATGGACAGAAATACTTTTATGGAGGTTATTGGAATAAAACTCTGGGAGGATGGGTTTTCTCTAAATCAAAGAAATCTACTCTAGAGGATATGGGTGCTTGTTATTCTTCATAAAAATCTTAAATTAAATAGGATTTTAAAATTTTTTTATTTTATTATAGTAATGAATAATCTAGTAGATAGAAGATTAAATCATTATCTTAATAACAATTATACTTGTAATATAGACTCAAATGACACTTTTACAGGTGTAAAAAGAATAATTGTTATAGGAGATATACATGGAGATTTTAAGATATTAATAAGGTGTCTTAAAAAAGCCAAAGTTATAAATAATAGTTTAGATTGGATAGGTGGTAAAACACATGTTGTTCAGTTAGGGGATATCTTAGACGGAGGTGGTAGGGGAACAGATTTCCATACTCAACCTATGGAGGAATTCAAAATATATGAATATCTAAATAATCTTAATGATAGGGCAAAAGTATATGGAGGAGCAGTTCATTATTTAATAGGTAATCATGAATTAATGAATTTAGCAGGAGATTTCAGATATGTACATAAAACCCATCTTATAAATAATGATGTAAGAAAAAAATTATTCAAACCAGGAGGTCATATTGCTAATATGTTAGCATGTCATTCTCATGGAATATTGAAGATAAATGATTGGCTTTTTTGCCATGCTGGTCTATTACCTGAACATCTTGCTAATAATAATATTAAATCTCTAAATAATCTTGTTAAAAAAGTATTAAGAGGTCAAAAATCAATAGAAACCCTTAATAATTCTGAAGAAAATTTATTATTTTCTAAGGATAGCTTTTTCTGGAATAGATTTTATGCTAATAATGAAGATAAATGTACAGTTTTAAATAAAACCCTTGATATATTAGATGCCAAAAAAGGTGGAATGGTTGTGGGACACACTCCACACTATAATATAACAAGTCAATGTAGACAAAAATTATGGTTTGCTGATGTAGGTTTGTCAGGAGCATTTGATAACACAATGTTTAATAAAGTTCAGGTATTAGAAATAAAAAATGGTATTCCCAGAGTTATCTAATCTTCATCGGATTCTATAAGACATTCTGCGACCTCTTCTACTATTTTTTTCTTACCTTTTTTTGCGAATTCTTTTTTCTTAAATCCAGTATCTATTTGATGTTCAAAATAACTTTCAGGTGTATTTTCTTGTACATGTACCCCCAGAGTATATACATCATATTTTAATTTTTTATATACGGTTTCTCTTTTATTATATTGTCTTGGAAAAATATGCATATTATCTACAATATCATAGGCAATAGGTATGCTTTCATGAACTTTTCTTGTTATTCTACCTATTGATTGTTCAATACTTGATTTAGGTGTTGTAAATATAACTGAATCAAGAGTAGGAATATCTAACCCCTCTGAACTCATCGGATATGTTCCTAAAATAACTCTCATGTTTTCAGATTTATCTAAATCTTTTTGTTTCATACCTCCTATATAATATCCTACTGTTGTGAATTCCTTAGCTATTTTGTATAAATTTGTTAAATGATCACGTCTATCGCTTAATACTAATACTTGTCTTCCCTCGTCTACCAATTTTTTCATGATATATTTTATCATCATATTTCGTGAATTATTAGCTACAATATTATTAATCATTCTTGGAACACACATTTTTCCAAAATTGCTTAATTCTTCTTTATTATAATCAGGATTTGTATCATTATAGTATATTACATTTACTCTTACATTTTTATTATCTTTATTTTCAGCTTTATAAATCATAGGTCCTAGAAAAGATTCAAATACATGTGATAATCCATCTGGTCTTTTAGGTGTAGCTGATAAACCTAATGAATACATAGAATTTATTTTTGGAAGAGATCTACTAAACACTTCTGCTGATATATGATGGCAATTAGATACAACTGGTCCATCAATATATTGATCTTGTTTATTTTTATTAATTTTAGTTCCTATTATAAAATTATGATTATCTTCAACTTCAATATCATAGACATATGGCTGGGAACATCTTCCAAAACCAGTGTTTTCTATATATTCTAATTTATTAACTTTAAGTGTTCCATAATCCAAAAAACTATTTTTCCAGTCATATTTAGGATATATATCGTAAGAACTTTTATATTTCATATTTGGATGTATATATTGACTAATAAGTCTTAAAAAGTTGTTACTATTTTGAGTATTAAATTTTAAATAGTAATATTTATCTCGTGTTTTATGCAAAGTAGGATATAATTTATATTCGTTGAATTTCTTAATAAATCTTTGATTAGTTTCAAAATCATAATTATTACTATGTATTGAAATATTATTATTTCCATTTTTTTGTATATCATTACTTCCATCATCCATATACCATATAGCCAATCCTCGTAAATCTATTTTATTTATTAACCATTGAGGTACTATTTTAGAATTTTTAGGTATATTATCTTCAAGATCGAATATTTTAGTCGAAAACGAATACGCAGGTTTTTGTGAATAACCATTTTCTTTGATAAAATTAAGCTTATTTATTCCAAACATATTAGCTTTCCAATTACAATATTCTTTTTGTTTCTCACTATGTATTATTCTTAGACGTGTTCTATTTTTTACAGTATCACTTATAGACCCATCACCTAAATAAGAACCATATACTAATTGAAGTTGGTCATCATTTAAAGATTTAGCAACTATATTATCTTCATGATTATTATCATATTTAGAGATAATCAAATCTCCTAAATTCAATTTTCTGGCTTCAATATACCCATTTATAGTAAGAATTTTATGTTCTGGTGTACATTTTATTATTTTTTTAGACATAGTTATTTTTATTAATTCCTTTCTTGTTTTTCTCCAAGAATAAGTCATTTTTTTATATTCAAAGCATTTTGAAGATTGATTAAAACTTAATATATTAGGTAAATTTTTATTATTCCTCCATTTTTCAAATAAGGAACCTATATACTCTATGCCTTGATCAGTAATAATACCTGTATTAAAAGGAAAACATTCGTCGACTATTGTGAATCCAAAATCACCAAAAGTAGATTCTATATCATAATCTTTCATAGATATACTTTGTAGCATGGCAATCACGATATCCTTGTTTTTTGTGTTAATTTTACCAGCCTGTATTATACCTATTCTTGCCGTAGGTAAATATTCTTGAATTCTTTTTTTCCATTGATTAAGTAAAAATTCTTTATGTACTATTACTATTGTCTTTTTTGCTAATTGTGATATTAAATGTAACGCCATTACGGTCTTTCCAAATCCGCAACCAACACTAATAATACCACCTCGTGAATTCTCCGTAAATTTACCAGGTTTACAAGTTTCTAAGAATTTTTCTATAACTGGTTTCTGATTATCTCTTAATTCTCCCTTAAATTCTAAATCAATATCTATTCCATTAGTTAATTTTACTAAATCAGGTTCACCTAATTTTTTAAAACCATAATGTTTAGGTAAAAATAATTTTTTTTCACTTTCTAAGTAAATAGGGTAAGGCTTTGGAGCAGGTCCGTAATCCTCATTAACAAATGCTTTAACATTTAAATCTGATTTTATTTCAAGTAGGGTTTCTAACATAAAACTGTTTTTTACAATAGCATACCCACGTTTTGTCAAAATTTTAGAATTCTCCTTTTCTTTCTTTGTTTTTTTGATAATAAGTTTCGGTTCTTTTGATGACATTTTAACAATAAAAAAAGTATTAAATTTCAATCAACTTTTAATATTAAAAAGATTAACGTAATATTTCTATTTCTTCCATATCTAAGGATGCTCCATTATCATATTTAAGATTTCCTTCATATTTGATTGAGAAATCACTTGCTCTTAGATTACTCCAATCAGTATCTGGTTTTAGTAAACCGCATTTTGTGTATATATATCCTACAAGAGCACTACACCAAAATCTATTTACTCTTTGGGGATCGGGGTCATCGCGTGTTATTGCTCCCACCCAATCCTTTGGAATTATGTCATATGGTTTATTATATACCACATCATGGATTTTTTTTAAATTTTCCTCATTGAAAAGAGTTGGATCACAATTTACTCTTCTTAAATATATCGAACTGTTATGATACTTATACTGGTCATATATCTCCAAAAATGGTGTTATCTGGACTCCTAATTTAATCTTTCCATCCTGAGGGTCTGGTTTTCCTTCCCAACTAGATTCCCAAATGTAAGTTCCTTTAAGACTTGGATGAATAAATGTAGGGTCTTTTAATACCATTGCTACATGTGAATAATCACTTTTAGTAAAATATTTTATAAGTTTTGTAAATATACCAAAAGCACCTCCAGCTTTATAATCAAACAATAAAATGTCTCCTGTTTTCATATCAACCATATTTCTATAAATATGTATTGAATAAAATAAATTAAGAAATTATCAAATTTTAATAATAATTTTAAATAATAATTTTATCAAGAAGTACCTTTTGTGGATAAGTATAGTATCCCTCATATTCATCGAGTTTTATTATGTTCATATTTCCCTCACTGTCACTATATCCCATTTTCTTAAAACCTAATTTTAAAAGTCGTGCTATACATATATTACACGGACGAGAATCTGAATTCTTATGTATATGGGTATCCGACCTTCTATTTCGTACACACCATACGATATATTTTTTTAAATCATATAATGGTTGGTCCTTTCTAAAACTCTTTCTGCTAAAAACAATACTTTTTTGGATTATGTCTCACAATACAGTTAATAAAATTCATGGCTGCGCTGATTTCCGCATGTAGACAGCAGTCAACCTTACCCATAAATGATGTTCTGGTATTATCATTATGCCCAAAACCAACAACAGTATGTAAGCCATGTGTTATAACAGCACCATGCTTTGAATCACAGTTTGAAAAATCTGCTACGTTGGTAGCGACATTCTGGATATTCCTAACCGACCTCGATGAAACACGCCTAAACGACATTAAAATTTCTGGTTGTTATAAAAAAAATTTAAAAAACATTTTCAAATTTTTTTCTGTATACTATCCTTTCAGGAGGTTTATTATTAGGTAGGAACAAATCTTCTATCTACCCTACCTATTTCTTTCATTTCTCGGTCGGCTTGGTTTGGTGTGAGTATTCGGTTAGCTGTTAAATTCTTTACTAAAATCTCCCAAACATCAACATGGTCTCCTACTATTTTGAGTAGAGTTTCATATTCATTAATCTCAAAAACATTACCCTGATATTTTGGTGCTGTACCACCTAATGATACTATACGTTTCTGTATTTTTTTAATATATTCTTTAGCTAATTTAGCTGAAAAGCGTGTTCTTCCTTTAAGGTCTTCTGGTCTACACCTTTTAAGGGTTTCACTCCAACTACATACATTAGTTCCTGCTTTATCACATTTTGGCTTACCTGATACTGGATTTGTACCTCTTGTATTCGCAAACCAACATTCATTATCTAAATCATATTCTGCTTGTTTAGTTAAATCCTCGGATACTGCCATCCTAGTTTCTTTTTGCGAGCTTTCTAATTGCTGAATAAGTCTTCTATTTTTAGATTCAGTCATACGTTGTAATTCTTTAAGTTCTTCAAACTCTCTTACTAAATCAGAATTAGCTGAAGAAAATTCTTCTTGTGCTCTTTGGGTGATTGCTGCTTTTTCTAAATATTCTTGTTCTCTTTGTCTTGCGATTGCTTCCCTTTCCGATGCTTTTCTTAATGCTTCCTTTAATTGGCTATCAAGTACACCTTTACTTGTATTGAATTCACCCATTCTTTGTTCAGCAAGATTTCTTGCCTCAGTGGCTTTTCTGGTTAAATCAGCAAGTCTATTTTTTCTTTCAATAATAGCTCTATTTTTGGCATCTAAATCAGATTCCCTTGTACTCAATTCGTCTTCTCTTCTATTCAATTCCTGAGTGCGTGATTCATTTTCTTCTTTTAGGCTTTGTAATTGAACCCTTTCTTCAGATATGGAATTTTCAAGTGCTTCTTTTAAGGCAGTATATTCCTGTATAGCAGCTTTAGAAGCCTCTTCTGCGGCAGAAGCAGAATCTAATTGTGTTTGTAATTCTCTCTCTTTAGCATTTAAACTATCACGTACACGCTCTAATGAGGACTCATCATTTCTAATTTGTTCCATTCTTTCATTAATTTCTCTTTCCTTTTCTTCATTACTCTGTGATGTTGTTTCAATTAATTCTTCATATTTTCTTTTTTCTTCTGACGCAAGTCTTTTTTGGTTTTCTAATGCATCTTTTTCAGATGATACTTCACTTAATCGTTTTTCTAGGGTATCTCTTTCTTGACTTACTGTTGTCCTTATGTCCTCAGTTTCTCTAATAAGATTATCATATTTTTCAATTTCTCCTTTTAAACTTGTATTTCTTTGTTCAAGTATAGCAGTTTCAGAACTAAGTGCTTCCCTTGAAGTATTTAATTCGGTTTCCTTGGTAGATATTTCTCTTAATCTTGATTCTAATTCTTCTTTATCTTTAGATAATTGAGCCTTTTCATCATTCATCGAGGATAGTTTAGCTTTATTTTGTTCTAATAATCTATCCAATTCTGTTTGTTTTTCAGTATTACTACTTACTAATTCTTTATATCTTTTAATTTCAGCATTTAAATTATCTTGAGTATCACTAACAAGTTGTTTTTTATCATTATATTCAGTTCTAAGTCTTGTTAGTTCATTACGTGCTTCTTCTTGTTGTTGTTCACCTTTTAATTCATTTTCTTTTAATTTACTTTCATATTGCTCTTTAGTTAATTTTGAGGCACTTATTGCTTCATCAAGAACTCTTTGTTTTTCTGTCATAATTCTATCATGTGCTTCACGTGCTTCTTTAGCTTCTGTTAATCTTGTTTGTTCACTAGCAAATAGTCTTGTTCTTTCTGATTCTATTTCACTTAATTTTTTTTGATAATTACTTTCATTTTCAGCCTTTTCTCGTTGTAAGTCTTTTCTTTTACCCTCAATCAATTTTTCTAGACTGATTTTATCTTGTTCAAATTGAGCCTGAAGTTGTCTTTTTTCTTCTTCTAACGATTCTTTTCTTAATGAATCTTGAGAATCTAAATCACTCATACGCTTTTGGTGTTCTGAATCTAGAGACTCCCTTCTTTCATTAAATTGTGTTTCTAAGTCAGTATTTCTTGATTTATAGTTTGCTTCTAATTCTTCACTTCTTTTGGTAAGATCAGCTGTTGTGTCTCTATTTGTTCTTTCAATTTCTTCTAATCTTGATTCTAAGGCTGACTTTTCGTCATCAAGTTGTTTTCTGAGTGTATTAATTTTATCTTGTTCCTCTTCTAATAATTGAGCATTTTCTCTGGCAAGTCTTTCAGACGTATCAACTCTAAGTTTTTCTTCACGTTCTATTCTTTCTCTTTCAGCCTTAATATCAAGAGACTCTTGTTCGTATTGACTTTTTTGTCTTTCTAAATCTCTTCTTTCAGATTCTAGACGAGCTTTTTCTTCTTCAATATCATGTCTTACGCTTTCTAATGAATGTTTTTCACTTATTAATTCAGCTCTTTCCTTTTCTAATTGTGAATCTATATCAGCTCTTCTATCACTATCTAATATAACATCTCTTTTATCTATAGCTGTACCTACAATTTGTTCAACTCTTGGTTGTCCTTTTTTTCTAGAAAGTGCTTTAGAAAATCTTTGGGCGGCATCAACATCAAAAGACCTTTCTAAACTATCTCTTGTTCTTGCTGATTGTTTAGATTTTTCATAATCTAAGGCAGTTGATTTTCTACATTGTCCAGTATGTGTTTCACCTGTTACTTTATCTGTAAATGTTCCAGCAGTATATACACAATTTTGACCTTCTTTAGTGTTAGCATGACATGCTATAGGGTTACCATGATATTGTGTACATACAGATTTAAGAGACCCTCCTTTTTTATTTTTTCTAGTGTAATATTTCTTGAAATCACCTTTCATTTATAATATAAAAATAAATTTATATTCTAAATATTAACTAAATTAATTAAACACAATTAGGATTCCAGTCAGGTTGTCTGCATCCAAATGTTCTATTATTCATATCTCCACTGAAGTTTGATTCTAATCCTTCAGCTCCACCAGTCATATTTAAATAATTTTTTAATACTTGTTTACCAATTTTACCATCTAATCTAACTTTTCTACCTGTGGAAGGATTAGTTATATATTGATAGGCTCCTCCAGTTTGTTGCATATAAAAAGGAGTTGGATATTGATGTGCTTGTTTGGGGGCTACAATAGGTGCGTTTTGGTCAAATACGGCATTTACTGGAGCTTGACCTCCAATACTTTTACCTACATCTAAGTAATATCCTCCTCCTACTTTATTTTGTACATTATTGTTGGAAAACATAGAACATGGATTACCATATACACTTACATCAACATTTTGGGAACATGGAACATTTATTACAGGGTCTACAGCACAACCTGAACCAGTTTGTCTTTTTTGATATTTTCTTTGATATTTTCTTGGCATATATAATAAAATAAGATTTTATTATTATATATCTACGTATATCGGTTTTCTATAATTTTTAAATTTATTAACATAATTAGTTACCTCATTAAATTCCGAAATTTTAGAGTTAGAATCAATATTATCTATTTCCCATTTATTAAAATTAGGATTATATTTACAAATGACATTATATTCTTTATTTTTTTTGAAAAGTTCTATAATAGTATTGTTCATCTCAATAGTAGTAATTCTACTAATACCAATTTCTTTATATGTAGAATTTATTGTATCATAGGCAAAAACCGTGTATATACCATAATTTGAACTTTGTCTAATAAGTAGTATAAATGTATTATTATTAGTGATTAAACTATCACTCAATTTTGATTGAATATGTTCTGACATAATATTATTGTACTCTTCTTCTAAATTTGAAATATCCTTAGAAACGTGTCTATTATTGTAATCTTCTAATAATGTTATGACAGTTTGATTATTTGTATAATTGGATACATTAAAATAGAAGGTAATTGGATTTCTGAGACCAAAGAATTTTATACCTATAAGTGGTATTTTATTATTTTTTAGTTTTTTATCAAGATTATCAATTGTAAAGAACTCTTTTACTTTAATATCAAATGGTGTAAGTTCATTATTAGTAATTTTATTTGTTAAAACATTATTACAAAGTTTTATATTTTCTATAATATTTTTATTATGTGTATTCTTTGCCTTATATAATAAGCATGTTTCTATTATAAATGTCCAGTTATTATTATACAATAACATTTCTCCTGTGAATATAGAATCATTATATAATTCATTTTCTCCTGATATAGGTACAACAATAAGATTAGGTATATTTTTAGAAGAAATATCTATAAGTAAAGATACATTTTCATTATTAATTCTTGTTAGGTATAGTATAAATTTCTTACCTCTTGTTATGAAACATGTAAGTATATCATTATTTTTGAATAGGTTTATGAATTTATCATTAAAACTTTTTTCTACTAATTGAAAAGGATCTAAAGAATATTTAGTTTTGATTTTTTTAATAATATCTGAATTATTTCTTTTATTAGATATTAAAAATGCTGATGAGTTACAGAAGTTTATTTTATTAGTATCCATTTTTTATAATAATGATAATATACTTTTAATATCAAATTTTATAAATTTGATTTATATAAAGGTATTTTTGATATAAAGTATAAATTTACATGTGTTCTTCATACAGTGATAATGATTTAAAAGATTTACAGGTACTACAAACTAAGGAGATAGGTACTTTTACGTTAGATGAATGGATAGAATATAACAAAAACGAAGAACTTAATTGTGATGGAAAATTAGAAACAAAAATGGATATTTTAACAAAATATCCAAGAGTAAAGTTTATAAAGGTATATATGACTGAATATTTAAAAAATTCTAAAGAAGGAATACGAAAAATAGAGTATGAAATAATACAACATATTCCTAAAGTAAAAGAAATTCCTAAAGAACAGAAAAGTCAACAAAAAGTAAATAAAAGTAATAATGAACGTAATATTGAGTGGAGAAAACCTTCACGAGGGAGAAGGGAATACAAAAAAAATAGTAAAGGTAGGGATACAAAATTTAAAATATTTAATGTATCACAAAATTCTAGAGATAAAGTAAATTCTATAATGTAATTAACTTAAATTAAATAGTTTTTATTTATTTTAAATTAAAAATAGCGTTTTTATAAAGGAGCATATTGACAATTAAAATCATCAAAAGCATAAACATTATCATATACATTTTCATCATTTAGTTTTTTAATATCTGCGAATAATCCATTAGATGAGGTATCTTCATTTTTAGTTGGAACTGGTTCAAAAACTAAATCTCCTGAATTTTCATCTAAATGCGAATTATCGAAATATTTTCCAAGAAGAGTATCATTTATACCATTTTTTACTAGATTGTCTGTATTAATTTCTTTAGTGATTAATTGAACATTTTCATTTTTTTCATTTTCCTCAAGATTAAGATATTTTAGGAATTGATCAGTAGAATTATTATCTATATTATCTATTTCACTTTGATTAATTATAAGATTATTAATATTTTGTTCATTACTTTGAGATGTATTTTCAATAGTATTTTGATTAGAATTTTCTAATTGTTGAGACTCATTATTTTGAGTATTATGATTCTTTTTGGGTATGACAAAATCAATTTCAGTCGTATCTATATATGTTGGGTTATTTATTTCATTATTTTTAAGAAATTGGTGAGTAAAAAGTAATACTACTAAATATATAACTGTTGTCAATAAAAAATCTAAGTCCATTTATAATATAAAAATATTTATTTTTTTAAGATATGCCACAATAAAGTTATAATTTATTATTATTTAAAGAAACAATTATAATTATAATTATAATGTCTGAAGAGGAAATAAATATAACTTTTGAAGGTGATGATAACCTAACTGCTTTCCAAAAAGCAATAATTAGTAAAATATACAAAATATCTAAAAATACAGTGAAAGAGGTTGTTGAAACACCTGAAATTGCTGATGCTCTTATAGTTACAATCGCTATAGGTAATCTTGTAAAACTCATCGAAACAGTAAATATAAATAATAAACCCTTATCTGGAAAAAATAAAAAAGAAATAGTTCTATATATAGGAAAATTATTATTAAAGGATTTGTTACCTGAATCTGATAATAAAGCTAATATAATTGCCTTATATGATGTACTTGCCGAACCAACCCTTGAAAAACTCATAGATGTAAGTAAAAATATAAAAGTGATAGTAGAAAATAAAGTGGAAGATGTAGTAGAAAATCTTCCTAAAAAGGGATGTTTTTCATGTTTTAAGTAAAAATTTTGGATAATATATTATGTAAGAAAGTTCCACTATTTGGTTTTTTAATTTGAATAGTTAGAGTATAGTATTCTTTGTAATCATGAATTTTTATATTAAAGAAATTATTAAACGAAATATTCATTAAATCATATTTTTCTATGCTTTCAAATTGTGATATTGATGGAATTATTGTAGAATTAATTTGTATATTATGCTTTATAATATAAAGATTATTTGTTACGATACTATCCTTAATATTATATATTAGATAGTCTAATTCATTATTACTTTTAATAATAGATGTATTTTCGGTTTTATATTCAGTTATATCATTGATATATGATATATTAAGCTTCATATTTTCTATTTTTTTTATTTTTTCTAATATAGAATCTAGACGTTGTTTATCTATTTTTGTGTTAAATATATTTTCGGATATTTTTATACCATAATGGATAGTTATAGGGCTATTTTTATTAGAAAGTGATGCATATTTATCTAAGAATTCTTTCATTATTTAATGTATAATTTTATAATAATATTATATCAAATTTAAAATTTGATATTGTATTTAAGATTATTTAATATTTAAAAGAAAATGGTAACCAGTAAAAAGAAAAATGTAGAATATGTTAAGGCTGTTTATATCAACCCTTCATGTAATATAAGTGAATTTAAAATCCCTAAGGGATTAGAAATTGATAAAATAGATTTTAACAAATTTCCAGGGGTAGTGTTAAAAAATCATGGTAAAGGTACACCAGAAAGAGAATGTGATTTTAGTTATGACGAAAAAACTATAAGTATATTTGCTTGGTGTAATGGTAAAGCAGGAAATGAAAATAAATATGATCTTCCTCCCCCAATAGATAAAGAGTTATATTATGGAAATATATTTGCTGTTTGTCATGAAAATAATAAATTAGTAAATTTAACAAAAGATGAATATCAGAATTTTTATGAAACAGCATTTGGTGGTTTTGAAGATATTGGTTCAGAGGATAGTTGGTCTACTGAGGAAGAATTAGCGAGTGATGATAGTCTAAATGATTTTATAGTAGATGATAGTGATGAAAGTGATAGTGAATATGTACCTACAAGTGAAAATGAAAAATCATTAACATCTGGTTCGGATACAAGTGTATCCGATGTTTCATTTAATTCAGGAGTACATTCAAAAAAAAAGATTAAAACAGTAAAAAGAAAAAACTCTAAAATAGACGAGGTAAGTAATGAGAACGATGAAAGTAAATATGGTTCAGATTGTTCATCTATTTCTAATTCTGAGGATGAAAGTGAAGATGAAAGTGAAGATGAAAGTGAAGATGAAAGTGAAGATGAAAGTGAGGATGAAAGTGAGGATGAAAGTGAAGGTGAAAGTGATAAGATTGGTAATAAATCTAAAAAGTATATTGTATCCGAAAAGTCTATTACAGAGATTATGGTAGTTCTTAAAAATGATAAAATATCTTCTGATAAAAAAGTAAAAATTCTAACTGATAGACTAAAAAACCTTATAAATCAAAGATAAAGTATATAAAATTTGATTATTTTTTTTAAATATATTTTATATTATATTTATAATATAAACTATGAAAAGTTTGACATCTACACTATTCCCAATTATATTTGTATTACTTCCTATTCTTTCAATTTCTATAACAGGAAGAATATATCCTGTTAAAGCATTTTCACATAGACCTATATTTCAACCTCCGAACTGGGTTTTTGGTATTATTTGGACATATATTACACTTAGTTTAGGTATTGTATCTTATAGTTATTATCGTAATTTTTCATATTCCGTTAATAAATTTTCTCTATTATTTATGTATTTATTGATAATATTTATGTTGAATTTATGGTTAATCATAAATCATTACAAAAAGTATGGTTATGGATTTTCTATTCTTGTAACTACATGCTATATAAGCGTAATATACTTGCTTTTCCTATCTATAAATTCCAGTAAAAGTCATTCTGGTAAGATTGTATATCTTTTACCATTAGTATTCTGGTTAGTATTAGCAAGCTGTCTTAATGGAGTTATTTATGACTATGCTGACAATCAATAGATTCAGGATTAATTTCAGTTTTAACATCATATTCATCAATATATTTTTCTACATTATAATCTAATGAAGGTTCAAATTCGGATTTATAATTTTCTCTATCATTTTTTTTATTTTCATTATCATTTTTATCTAATGTATTACAATCTATATTATCTATTTCTAACAGACTTCTAAAGTGTTTAATATTATTTTGATTATTAATATATATTAAATTTTTATAGACTAAATTTTTATAGATATTACGAAACATAATATTTATTACAACATTAAATCTTTATATAAAGAAAAGGGATTATATAATTTATATTATGATATTAGCAGGACTTTTATTTTCAAGTATAATTTTTATATTCGGTTTTAGTTATTTTATGGGTGAAAATAATTCAAAATTACCAAAACAGTTTATAAAAAGAGAAAAGGTGGATATAAATACAAATAGAATATCTATAGAACGTGATAGATATTCAATTAAAAAGGTTCCCACAAATTTAGATACTATAGTTATAGGAAGTGGCATAGGAGGTTTAAGTACAGCTGCTTTTTTAGCAAAAACTGGAAAAAAGGTTTTAGTGTTAGAACAACATTATATAGCAGGGGGTTGTACACATTCATTTGAGGAAAAGGGTGTCGAACATGAAACAGGAATACATTATATTGGAAATATTGAAAAACGTCAAAAAGTATTGGATTTAATAACAAAGGAAAAGATTGAATGGTGTCAAATGGGAAGAGACAATGATAATATATATGATGAAATAGTTATAAATGATGAAAAATATTATTTTAGAACTGGTACTCAAAATTTTATAAAAGATATGATAGAGTATTTTCCTAATGATAAAAATGCTATAATCAAATATGTTGAAATAGTAAAAAAAGTGTCACAGAAAGATTTATTTTTTAATATGAAAATTGTTAAGCCATTATGGTTACAAAGAATATTGGCGTTATTTATTTCTAAAGAGTATCATAAGTATGTAAATACATCAGCATATGATATAATAAAAGAATTAACATCTAATGAAAAGTTGATAGCAGTATTATGTGGTCAGTTTGGGGACTATGGACCTCCTCCAAAAAAAGCTAGTTTTTTTGTTCATGCCAGTATAGTTAATCATTACCTAGAGGGAGGATATTTTCCTAAAGGAGGGACAAGTGTTATAGCAAAAAATATAATTCCTATTATAGAAGAGGCTGGTGGAAGAGTATTAGTAGGTAAAGGAGTAAAAAAGATATTAACAGAGAAACACAATACACCGATTAAATCATGGGAAAATGCTATAGGTATAGTTATGGAAAATGGAGATGAAATATATGCTAAAAATATAATATCAGATGTTGGTTTAAGAAATACATTTAAAAAACTGTTAACACATACAGTAACAAAGTTTCCTATTTATGAAAATTTATTAGATAATATTCCCGAATCAACGAGTTTTGTGTATTTATTTGTAAATTTAGAGGGAGATAAAGATGAATTAGAATTAAAAAGTTCAAATATATGGGTATGGCCAGATAAAGACTATGATAAAATGATAGAAGTATATTCAGAAAATCCATACAAAAATCCTATGCCAATGTTTATTGCTTGTTCATGTGCTAAAGATGATACATGGAAGGAAAGATTTCCAGGAAAAAGTAATGCTATTGTATTAACTATGGCAAAAAAAGAATGGTTTAAGAATTGGGAAAATGAGAGATGTATGCATAGGGGACACTCTTATAATGATATAAAAAATATTTTTGCGGAAAGGATGTTAGAAGAAGGTTTATACAAATTTTATCCAAAAACAAGAGGTAAAGTCAAACATTTTGATATAGGAACACCTTTAACAAATCAATTTTATATTGGAGCCTATAATGGAGAAGCATATGGATTAGATTCTACACCCTATAGATATAGTAAGGCAATTAGTCTAAGACCTGAAACCGATGTAAAAAATCTATATTTAACAGGTCAAGACATATGTACACTAGGATTTACAGGGGCATTAATGGGTGGGGTTCTAACAGCAAGCAGTGTACTTGGATATGGGAATATTATAGATATTATGAGTGGTAGAAATTTAATAAATGATTTAATAAATCTTGAAAATAATTAATATATTAAATATTAAATTTTGATTTAATTTATTACTTAAAAATGAAAAGATAAAATAAATAAATGTCAACAGATATTAATCATAGACTAACAACTTCTAAGATATTTTCTGATTTAATTATAGAACAAACTAAAAAATTACCAAAAAAAAAGAAAATTAAGGTTTCTCAAATTGAAGATTTTGCGACAGACATAGAAAAGGGAATTTATAATAAGACAGTTGAATTTGCGGAAAAAAACAATATCCAGAAAAAGTGGGATAATAATATTTTCCTTGATATGTATAAGCAATTTGCTATATCAATTTATAGTAATTTGTATATGGATTCGTATATAAAAAATATTCGATTATTTGATCGTTTAATAGATGGTGAATTTAAGGGGTATGAATTAGTAAGTATGGAACCACAAAACACATTTCCAGAACATTGGAAACCATATATTGATGATAAATCCAAAAGAGACCGAGAATTATATGAAATTAATAAGGCTTTATCCACAGATGCCTATAAATGTAGTAAATGTCATAAAAGAGAGTGTAGTTATTATCAACTTCAAACTCGTTCTGCTGATGAACCTATGACTACTTTTGTTACATGCTTAAATTGTGGTAAACGTTGGAATTGTTAAATAATATAAAATATAAATTATAAATATTTTATTTTATTTATTTGATACTATATATTTCCAGTATTTAATTATATTAGAATCAGGTGAAAATTTACGTGCGAATAGTGCTTTTGAGTTTTTAAGATTTATAACATCATAATCATTCATTTTATTAAATTCAAAAGGATGTTTAGTTTGCCATCGTTTAATATATGGGTCATACCATTTAGCATATGTTACACTACTATGTTTAAGATAATCTTTTCTATTAGTTTTTTTAAATTTTAATTCATTTGTTATAGTAGGGTCAATATTATGTAATGCTGTTATAAAGTATATTTCATCTGGAATAAGATTAGGTTTTCTAAAATATTTCATAAGGTGTATATTTTTATTTAATAATTCAGCATGTTTTCTATCTAATACCATCCATTGTTCATTTATATATGCGTTATCTCTAACATTTTTATCTAAAAGATTAATTCTTCGTAGATGTTCTTTACTTCCCTGAGATAAATCAGGTCTGTAATAATTAAACCATGATTTTTTATCTTTTAAAACAGTATTGTATATATAATCAAAGTTTTTGATAGGTATACATGAATCTGATACTAATATAATTTTTTTGTTAGAAGAATCTTTTAGAGCGTTTTCGATTAAAATATTAGTAGCATCAACAAGGGAAACATCACCCCATTTAGTAGGTATCAATTTATCTATAATATGATCTTTAAATATAGAATTAACTTTATTTGGAAATTTGGGGTGAATATAAATATTATATTTATCCTTATGATTTTTAAAGAAGTGTTGCCATATTTTATTTTGTTTAACATCACCTACTGTAAGAAATATAAATGCTATTTTATCTTTTTGAGAAAAGTGTTCTTTAATAGATGTTCTATTAATGAATATTATAGATAAAATAAATAATAAAATAATAATATAAGTGTGATTTATAGGCATTCTTAATATATAAAAAGATAATTAGATTGTTGATAAAATTAAAATAAGGTATTGTTTATTTTATTATAATTTATAGAATTTTATTTTCAACATCCTTTATTGCCATATGTGTTTTTAAAACGGCATCAGGAGTTATTGATATAGAATCTATACCATTTTCTACTAAAAATTGAGCAAAGTCGGGATAATCGCTAGGACCTTGACCACAAATACCTATTTTAACATTATTTTTTTTACAAGAATCAATAGCCATTTTAATCATTTTTTTTACTGCTGGATTTCTTTCATCAAAAATATGTGATATTAATTCGGAATCTCTATCTACTGCCAGTACTGTCTGTGTTAAATCATTACTACCTATACTAAATATATCAACTAATTTACAGAACTCATCAGCTAATAGACAATTTACTGGTAATTCACACATTAATGCTATTTTTAAATCATTGACATCTCTTTCTAGGTAGTTTTCTTTCATTACATCTAATACTTTTTTACATTCTTCCGGGGTTCTACAAAATGGTAACATAACAGTAACATTAGTTAGACCCATTACATCTCTTACTTTATATATAGCCTTACATTCAAGACCAAATGCTAATTTATAATCTTTACTATAATATCTAGAACAACCTCTCCAACCTATCATAGGATTACTTTCAGTAGGTTCATAATATTTTCCTCCTAATAAATTATAATATTCATTTGATTTAAAATCAGAAAGTCTAACTATAACATTTTTAGGATAAAAGGCAGCGGCAATTCTTGCGATTCCATAACTTAATTTTTCTATAAAATATTCTTGTGCGTTATCATATCCTAAAATCATCTTATCAATTTGTTCTATAAGTTTGGTATCTTTTAAATCTTTGTGATTTATAAGAGCAAGTGGATGTACACCAATAAAATTATTTATTATAAATTCTTCTCTGGCAAGACCTACTCCATCATTAGGTAACATAGACATTTTAAAGGCATTTTCAGGACTTCCTATATTAAACATTATTTTTGTTTTAAGTTTAGGAAATTCATTAATATTTGTTTTAGTTAAATTAAAGGGAATACTACCTTTATATACGTATCCTATATCTCCTTCAGCACATGAAATAGTAATTTCATCATTATTTTTAAGAATATTAGTAGCATTTATTGTGCCTACAATAGTAGGAATTCCTAATTCTCTAGCTACTATTGCGGCATGACAAACACGACCACCTTTATTAGTAATAATACCGCCTGCAATTTTCATAATAGGTTCCCAATCAGGGTCTGTAATATTTGTAACAAGAATATCACCTTTTTTAAAATTACCTGGACCCATATTTCCATGACGTTCATCTAGAGAGTAAAGAATTTTTACCTTACCAGAAATAATTTTATCTCCTACTGAAATACCTTCTAAAAGTTTATCTTTATTTATTTTGTCATCTATTTTATATTCTATTATTTCATTTAGGTTTTTATTTGAATTTACAGTTTCAGGTCTTGCTTGTAATATAAACATTTGGTTTGATAATCCATCATATGCCCATTCAATATCCATAGGACTCCATTTTTTATTTAAAGCGGTATAATAATCTTCAATAATAACAACCCATTTAGACAATTCTATTATTTCTATATCATTAAGACAAAATTTATCTTTTAAATCTTCATCTACATGTACAATTTCAGTTAATGTATTTGGATTATTTCCATATATCATTTTATGTGTTTTATTACCTAATTTTTTGTCAATTATTGGTAAAAATTCTTCTAATTTGTCTTTAAAAACTATAAATTCATCTGGTTTGATTTTCCCTCCCACTACCATTTCTCCTAATCCCCATGAAGCATTTATTAAAATAGATTTTTTAAATCCAGATTCAGAATCAATTGAAAAAGCAACTCCTGATTTTCCTAAATCAGAACGGACCATTTTTTGTATACATACAGATATAGTTACATCATTCGTATAATTCATGCTTTTTCTATAAGAAATGGCTCTATCAGTATATAAAGAAGCAAAACAATTTTTTATAGAATCTAGTAATTGATTTTTACCACGAACATTAAGATATGTTTCTTGTAGACCAGCAAAAGAGGCATCTGGTAAATCTTCTGCTGTACTTGATGAACGAACAGCAACATCTGTATTATTTTGTTTATTTCCTTGTGAATCAAAATATAAGTTTGATAGTTCTTTATAACTATTAAGTATTTCATTGTTAATATTTTCGGGAATAATACCATTAGTAATTTCACTTCTTATATCTAACCCTTTTCTTCTTAAATCTACGATATTATTAATATCAATTGAATTGAGTAGATCATGTATTTTATTTTCAAGATTATTGTGTTTTATAAATTGATTAAAACATTCGGAAGTTAAAACAAAAGCATTTGGAATTCTTATTCCTTTGTTAGTTAAATTAATATACATTTCACCAAGGGATGCGTTTTTACCACCAACAAATGATATGTCTTTCATATTAATGTTATTAATCCATTTTATGTATTTAGACATAATATAGTTAATATTATAAAAAAAAAATATAAATTAACCCCAAATTGAATTAATTATATTAATAAATCCTCTAATCTTAAAAATTCGTATGTACCATCGGGTAAGGCTCTTTTAATTATTAAAGGTATTTTTTTTTCTTTGAATTCCAATAATGCTATATCATAAGCACTTGTAATATATGAGGGTACATTAACAAGTGCGGGTGAACCTGAAGCTAACATTTCTGCTCTTGTTCCTAATAATTTAGCACGTTCAAATTTGGTTAAAAAATGACTTGTCTGTCTTTTTCCAGAATAATATTCCTCATATACTCTATCCTTAGAACTAATCTCAGATGTTTGTGATATTTTAAGTTTATTTAAAATACTAATGTCTTCCTCATCATCTTCAGATACGACTTCATCAATATCAATTTCATCACCTTCATCTACTTCTACTTCAGAAGTACCTCCTTCTAAGTAACTTTCATCAAGCATAGACATAGATTCTTCATCATTATTATTCATTTAATATAATAAAACATTTTTTAACTTTAAATTAAAATCAAATTTATAATTAAAAATATTTTTATTAATTCTTTTTCCAAGACGTTCCACAATTGGCACAAATGTATAAATATCTCATGTTAATATTATCATATTTGAGGTATAAAACCTCATTGTTTGGTTTAGTATATTCTTTAGAATTAAGAGATTCACCCTTATAGATTTTATTATATGATTTAGATAAGTCTTTTTTTGTTTGTTTGTCTTTACAAATAAGTAAAGCAGATGTTAATCGTATTCTAATAACTTCTGTTAGATTTCCTTTTGATAAATCATCATTAAAAATTTTTAAAAATTCAGGTTCATCTATATCAGCAGGAATGTTATCCACCATGAAGGATACATCTTTGGGGATTTTTTTTTTAGTTATACAATTTTCATTTGTACATTCATAATCTACTCGTGGTAATGTTACATCAAAAATAGTATATTTATTTGTGATAATTTTGTTGGCAATAAAATCCTCCTGATAGTTTCTTTTATAAATAGATTTATCATTAGTTTCTGATTCTCCTTCCCAACTACAATTTTTACAATAGCTTATAAGTCCTGTTGGTTGTTCTGAATCAGTTTTTAATTTAGTATAAGTCATAAATTTACATTGTGGACAAAATTGCATTATAGTATAATAATATAAATAATTTTATATAAAAATAAATCAAATTATTTATATATTTTGTAAAATAAAGCAAATCTGATTATTATTCAATAAGATTTAAAGCAAATGTTTCTTTATCTAATTTATCATCAAATAAAAGTACGTATTTATTATCATTTTTATCTATGTAAATATGATGTTTTGAAGTATGTGTTATTATTTTATAGTTAAAGGTTTTAGACAATTTGGTTAATAAGTTTATATCTATGTCAAAATTGTTTGAAATATTTTTAGCAAAAATGTTAATATTATAATCTATAAAATTATACATAAAAAAATATAGTATTATTTTTTTAAGTATTTTATTCTTTGTATGGAAACCATCTTTTATAATATTTATCACCTCTTTTAAATAAGCTTACAACAAATTTCTGATTATTAATCCCTTCTTTAATTGTACCCACCTCATAATCTTTAGCAGATTCCTTAGGTGATTTTCGAATTGGTTTACAAGGTACATTTACTACATTCGAAGAAGATGTATTTACAACAGTTTCATCTTCTTTAGGAAGTGTATTTACAACAGCTACGTCCTTTTTAGGATGTGTATCTGGAACTTTACTTTTAAGATCACTAAGACTGGGAAGAATATACATTTTTTTTAGTCTTTCTAATCTCTTCTTTACTAAAGTATAATCATAGGTTATCGAAAATCCATATGTTGGTGAAATTTCTTTAACACCATCAAGTTTTTCATATTCAGATAACACTTTATCATATGACTGATAATTTTTAATAAAGTTTTTGTGTATTTCATCCTTAAAACATAAAAATTCATCTGGAATATTTTCCATAATATTACATACACCCCATTTAAGATTAAAGAACTTAATCAAACGGGCATATGTTTTTTGTCTTTCATCATGTATTTTTTCCCAACCAGGTTCATTTTCAAGGGGAAATTCAGTCATTACTGATTTCATAGATGATGCTATAGTCTTAGGATTTTGACACGCGGTCCATGGAGGTCCTGACCAAGTACCTAAAAATGAGAAACAACATTTACCACATGTATATAGATTAGGGTGTTTACGAACACCCCCACCTTGAGTCATGCTTTTCATAGTGGGTGGATGAAAGGGATATTGGTCTGGAAATTGGGCGTTAAAGAAATAGAATCCTCCCTCATAAGGTGTTTCAGTTGGACCAATAATAAGTTGTTTATAGTCAGTATTTATTGCGTCTTTATTATTAAATTCAAAATAAATACCTTCTTTGTCTAATACGTCATATGAATCGGTAATATTTTTTATATCAAAAGTTATCCTATTTACGGCAATAGGTGTAGGATTATTTTTGTAAGTGGCACGTGACATTTTTTCATCATGTAAAAAATAAAAATAAAAATCAAATTTTTAAAAGATTAATTTAAATATAAAGATATAAAATAATTTTAGTGTATATATTAATGGACTTTACATATAAAACATATTGTATGGGTAGAATGTTATTAGATAAGGGGATAGGTTATATGTATAGTAAAGATACTAGGGATTTAGGAAAAACCAAAAGAATATATGATGTTCAAAAAAGCATGTTTAATTCACTTTATGATTTAACATATCAATCAACATATATTATAGGAAATATATATTTAGGAAATGCCTATAATGCTCGTGATTATTATTCTTTATCTAATAATAATATAGGTTTAATAATTAATTGTACAGAAGAAATACCTAATTATTTTAAAGATCATTTTGATTATCATAGAATAGATGTAAAAGATGTTAATGGTGCGAATATTTATCCATATATAGATGAATGTGTGGAATTAATTCATGATTATATTGATAATAATCCTCTTAAAGATGTATTTGTACATTGTTTTATGGGTTCAAGTCGTTCAGCTACAATTGTAGCAGCATATTTAATGAAATATTATAAATTCAATCTTAGAGATGCTGTTTCTTTTATAAAAGAAAAAAGAAATATAATAAATATTAATACTGATTTTTACAACCAATTAAAACAGTATCAAAAGTATCTAAGAAATGGGGAAATTTAGTTAGAAATGAGTAATTCAGAGTCAATTTGTTTTGGATTAATTGAATTAATTCTACGTTTTGATACAATTGTTTCTATATTAAATTGACTATATGAATTTTTATTAAATTCACAAAAAGAGTTAGATTGTAAGAATTTTACTTTTTTTGTATCCAAGTGCTTACATAATTCTAAGAGTTTTAAATGTTCATTAGTATTAAAACCATTTTTTTCATAATTAACAAATGATGAATTTTTAACTGGGTAATATGGCGGATCTAAATATACAAATGTATTACTTTTAAAGCTGTTTATAAAAATTTCATTATAATCACATGAAGAAAATATTACATTATATTTATTAAATAGTAAATTTAAAGCTAAAAGGTTATTTTTTTCATAAAATTGTATTTTATCATAATTACCAAAGGGAACATTAAATCCGTTTTTGCCTACTCTATATAAACCTCTAAACCCTGCTTTATTAAGAAATATAAATAGGATTGCTTTTTCTTCATTTGTTATATTAATATTATTATATTTGGTTCTATAATAGAAATATAGATATTGTTTACCTTTTGTAATGACATTTTCAATTGGTTCATTTAAATCTATACTAAAAATATGTCTTTTAGGATAATTAATAGAGGGTGCTTTAGTATAGTTTTTTTCAATTTTATCTAATTCAATAAGAAGATATTTGACATTATTTTTAATCATTTTGTATACGTTTATTAGGTCATTATTTACATCATTAATATAGATTGACCCTTCAAGTAATATTTGTTTTTTAAATAATCTTTTTAATAATTCTATTAAAATAGCACCTCCGCCTACAAATGGTTCATAATAGTCTGAAATTGTATTAGGAAAATTTTCAAAAATTTTTTCAATAGTTTGTCCTTTTCCACCCACCCATTTAATGAATGGTTTTATTTTATCTATATTAATTTCTTTTTTTTCCATAGTTTATTAAATAAAATAATAAATGTATTTAATCAAATTTATAATTAATATTAATTAGGATAAAAATTCAATATATTATTTTAAATTAGCTTGATAATGGTAAGAAAGTTCAATATTTTGCGTATAATCTTAAAATTTGATAATTATTTTTACTTAAAATTAAATGTAATAATAATTATATAAATGCCTAAAGCCGTAATTTGTGATAATTCTAATAATCCTTTACAGGTGTTATTGAAAGAATTTTATCAGAAAGACAAAGGCGAATTTTATACTCACACAAGCATTGGATATCCAAAGGGTGTATATAAAATACCTTTATCTATGATGGATGATTTTTATAAAGTGTATGAAAAGGTAGTATTTCATGATAAAATCCCTACATATCTAACAGAAGGTATAAGAGATCAACGATTTACTCCATTGAAAATAGATATAGATTTTAGGTATTATGATTCTACATTAAAACGAAGATATAAACAAGAGGATATAATAGAGATATGTAAAAAATATATGTTATATCTTGACGAGTATTTAGAAGAACCTGATAAAGATGAAAGAGAGTTCTTTATATTAGAAAAACCGGAACCCTCTTATGATGTAGATAAGAAGGGTGAGAAAAAGCAGAATGCTGAAGGCTTGTATAGAATTAAGGACGGCGTTCATATATTAGCACCTAGAATAATAAGTAATAGCAAATTACAATTAATTATAAGAAATAAAATCTATAAGGATAAAGATATTATTCAAATGCTCGATAAATATAATTTTGATAATGGATATCATGATATATTTGATTTAGCTGTTATTGAAAATAATAATTGGCAAATGTATGGTTCAACTAAACCAGGTAAACCACCTTATTTAGTAAAAAAAATTGTAAGAGTATGGTCTAATAAAATTGAGAATGTTGCCCTAAATAAATATAATAATGGTGAATTAATAAGACTATTATCAGTAAGAGATAAGGATGAATATTCTTTATTAAAGACAACAAAAGAATTAGAAATTTTCCATGACCCAAATGATAGATCATCATGTAGACCTCATAGAATGTTATCTAAATCAAAAAAACAAAAACACATTAGAAAATTAAAACAGTCTCAATTAAAATTGGTAATTGAATATGTTGATTGTTTGAATGTTGAACGTTCTAAAAGTTATAGAGAATGGTTAGAAGTAGGATGGTGTTTACATAATTTACATAATAAGGATAATACGTTATTAAACAAATGGATAGAATTCAGTAAAAAGTCTGATATTCATAGCTCAGAGGCTGAGGATTCATGTAAAGAATTTTGGTCTAATATGTGTGATGAGGGATTAGGAATAGGAAGTCTTAAAATGTGGGCAAGACAAGACAATGCTCCTCTATATGATACAATTGTTAGAAGAGATATAAATTCCCATATTCTAAGAGCAAGCAAAGAAAAAGGTTCATCGTATGATATTGCTAATGTATTATATGAAATGTTTAAAGATAGATATGTTTGTGTATCAGCAAAAGATAATTTATGGTTTTATTATGACCAAAGTTTACATCGTTGGATTAAGGATGCCTCTGGAACTATGTTAAGAAAACGTATTTCAACTGATTTATATCAAGAATTTTCTAAAATGGGTTTAGAAAAACAACAACAATCATTAGAGGCAGATGACCAATATGCTGAATTAGGAGCAAAAATTTTGAAAGTGGCTCATAGTTTAAAATCTACATCATCAAAAAACAATATTATGTCTGAAAGTAAGGAGTTGTTTTATGATGCTGAAAATAGTCAAGATAAATTGTTTTTGGAAAAATTAGATGCTAATGCTGGATTATTAGGTTGTAATAATGGTGTATATGATTTATTAAAAGAAGAATTCAGAGATGGAAGACCAGAGGATTATATATCAATTAATAATGGTATAAATTATATACCATATGATCCTTATTCTCAAGATATTATAGATATCCATAATTTTATAAAATCTATATTTGTAATAAAAACGGTTAGAAAATATGTATTAAGAAGAGCAGGTTCTTGGTTATCAGGTTCAACTAAAGATGAAAGTTTTGATGTATTCTCTGGAGTAGGTGGAAATGGTAAATCTAAATTCATGGAATTAGTAGAACAAGCACTTGGTAAATATTCTGTTAAACTTCCATGTACATTATTGACAGGTAAAAGAGCAGCTTCTTCATCTGCTACACCTGAATTAGCAAGATGTAAAGGTGTTAGATTAGCAACATTACAAGAACCGGATGATGGTGCTAAAATTAATGTAGGTATTATGAAAGAATTGACTGGTGGTGATACAATTCAAGCAAGAGCATTGTATAGTGATTGTATTGATTTTAAGCCTCAATTTAAGTTAGTATTATGTTGTAATGATAAACCAGAATTACCATCACATGATGAAGGTACATGGCGTCGTGTCAGATTAACTGAGTATAGATCACGATTTGTCTATGAACCGGATTTAAATAAACCATTACAATTTAAAATAGATACTGATTTAAGTACTAAATTTGAGGGTTGGGGTGAACCTATGCTATCACTTTTAATACATTATCATAGTGAATGGAAAAAATTAGGTTTAGAGATTCCAGACGAAATATTGAAATATACTGATGAGTATAGAGCTACAAATAATCATTTCAGAGATTTTGTAGTTGAAATGATAGAAGATGCTCCTAATAAAGAATCATTTGTAACATTAGATGAATTGTATGAAGTGTATAGAGAATGGTATCGTGAAAACAATTCTGATAATAAATGTAAAAAACGTAAAGAATTACGAACATATCTTGACCAGAAATTTGGAGAACATTGGCGTGATGGAACAAGAGCATGTAATAGAGGTTATAGATGTATTCGAATTATTAGAGAAAACTTAAAGACTGATAAATTTAAAACTAAATTAGGAGATGATGATAGAATTATAAATGATACAGATGATGAATTAGATTTATAAATAAAATATTAAATATTATTTTATTTATCTTTTTGCTAATAAATATATTACAGCTATACCTAATATAAGTAAGATAAGTTTAAGAATTTTTATAGTTTTAACACTTAAAATATCATTAGGTGTGTTATACATCATATTTCTCTGATTTACATAATTGGTACTATCATTATGTGATATAGTTTTATTATGTTTATCAATTGTTTGATTTTTTATTTTAAGAAGATCATTTTGTTTGGTTAATAACAATTCATGAACTCTTTGAGTATTGAGTACATCCTTATATTTTAGCATTAAAATTTCAAATATTTCTCTTGCTCTGATTATGGTGTTATTTGCTTGAGAATAATTATCAGATTTATATGGACTCAAATTATATTGTTTAGGACATTTAGGACAACTTGGTCTTGTTTTACAACTATTCCTACTCCACCAATTTCTAGCATATCTTGGTGCTTTTCCCCATGTTACACGATGATGGGTACCATATTTATCAGAAAGACCCTGACATGTACAATTAAAAACTTTACAATTACTCATTTATAATATAGATATAAATTTATTTTTTAGCAATCATTATTATTAATGTAATACCTATAACGAGTAAAATAAATTTTAGTACATCTAATGTTATTTGACTTAATTTATCTGCTGGTTCATTATACATTATTTTTCTTTTTATTGTATGAATACTATCATTATTATCTGATATTTTACTATCTTGATCTTTTAATTGATCTTTTGCTATGTTTAGAATACTGGCTTGATTATTTAATAGTAATTTTTGTTTTTCCATGGTTTCTATACGATTAGTATATTGCGTAAAAACTGAATTAAAAATATCTTGAATTCTTCTAACATTTTTATGTAGATTATCCATAGCATTTGATTGATATCTTTGAATATTATATTGTTGGGGACAACGTTTACATCTAGACATTTATTATATACATATATAAATTTTATATATACATAAAATATTTATTGTTCTTCATGAACTGGTTTAACCCAATCTCTTTTGTGGAATATATTTACATTTCTATTACTGTATATGACATAATTGTATAGACAAACAAGTAGTAATACAGATGAAACAACTATACCTGCGATAATACCTGTGTTTGATTCAATAGTTTGATTTTTAACCAATAATGCTATAAGTATAGCTACTAATAAAAATATAAATACATTTTTAAGAAAAAATGCTATAAATGATTTTTCTTTAAAGTCATTTTCTCCTATTTGGATTTCTCTTCTTAAGGTTAATATATCACTATTTATATTATCTAATTTACCCTCATTTCTATCTATTTCACTTTCTTGATTTTTTACTAATAAAGTGCTTTTATCTAAATGTATTCCCTTATCTCCTAATAACTTAGTATCTGTATTATAATCATCTATCATTCCAGATAATAATGTATTTCTTAATGTAACAAGTGTTTTTAACTTATTATACATTTTTCTTAATTCTTGTCCTCTATTATAATAGTTGGGTGCTCTTTGACCTACTTTTAAATTTGTTTTATTAGTAAATTGAGCTCTACATCTTGTACTCCAATTTTTTTTTGATTCTTCATTTTTTTCAGAAAACCAGCCTTTTTTACCACATCTTCTTGAATAATTACCAGAACCTTCAGAATTACAATAGTTTCTATTTTTATCGGTTTTTTCTAAAACCCAACCATCAGGACATGTACCAAGATCAGTTTCGATGTTATTAATATCGTTGATTAACATTTCTATTTTATTATTAAGTTCATTAATATCGGTTCTAACAAGGTCTTCACTAAACGGAGGTGCTGTAACATTTCCTTGATTAACTCTTCTTTCTTCTAAATTTTTTAATCTTTCTAATTCTCTTTTTTCTTCTTCTCTTCTTTTGTTTTCTGTTCTTCTTTCTTCAGCAATTCTTTTTTGTGTTTTTTCCCAATTTTTTCTATCAAGTTCCTCTTGCTTTTTTCTTTCATTTTCACGTCGTGTGTATTCACTTTCTAAATGTTTTCTTACAGCTTCTCTATCTATATTTGCTTTTTCTCCTACTTTAAGAACTTCAGTGTTTTTCCATATTGTATTACAAGTTTCTTTAGCCCATTTTTCTTTTTCAAATCCTTTAGTAAATCTAGCAGGATTATTATTTGTATGGTTGCAAGTTCCATTATTACCTGAATTATCAGATACACATATGTCTGTGTCACCTTCTCTGTTTTTTAACGTCCATCCATCGGGACAACTTCCTAATTCAGCTACATTAGTACAATTTCTATTTTTCAATATATTAACCCAATTATTAAACTCTCCCTCGTTATAGGATTTTAAGCCATTAAAACTATAACTACAACCTCTAGAATAACCTGAAGGTGGGTCACATATCCCTCCCTTATTTGTATATCCAAAAAGACATCCTTTAGTTCTATCTTCCCATTTTCTAGATACTGACATTTAATATATATGTATAAAAAATTTATTCTATACCTTATATTTATTTACTATTTTTTATTAAATATACAAGCCCACTTGCGAGTATCAAGTTTATTGCTATCAATATACAGATCATTATTCTTCTATATCTTGTTCTTTCAGTAGTAAATTCTACTTGTCTATTTCTTGATAAAAGTTCCTGGTTTCCCTCAGATATTTTTTTATCCTGTTCATTTATTTTCTCATTTCTTTTATAAATTAGATTAGTTTTATTATCTATATTCATTTTATGATCATTAATAATAGATTCAGTATTTCCTATATTAGTTTTTAATGTATTAATTATTTCATTTAATTTACTATGGCTTGTATTAATCTTTGGTTTAATTACACTTTCAGCTTGGCTCATTTTATATCTTCTGTTTTTAGATGTATCGTATTTATATTGAATATATTTTTGGTATAAATTATAGTAATTTTCTAATTCTTTATTATAAACATCTCTTAAAGAATTAACATTTTTACTTCTTTGGCACTCATAATCACAGCCTACAATTTTACTCATTATAACTTATAATGAGATATTTACTTTAATTCGCAATATAAAATAAATTAATATTTATCTTACACATCTAAAAAATTCATAACTACAATTCTGAGATGATGACGTATTAATTATTTTAATTATATCACCCGATTTATAATTATAATATCGTGATATTACATCATCCTTTGATAATAGAGGTAATAGATTTTTTGATTGTAGACTAAACTTTTTCATTAAAAGATCAATTTCATCATTATTTAATTTAATATGTTTGGGAACTAGATAATGTTTTGTAGGATTAAATTGTAATTGTTTTAACCACATTATCTGTAATCTTGTAATTTCTTTAGTTAATTTAACTATAGGATTATTTGGTTTTGTACTTACAACAAGTATTATATCTAAATTATCTGTTTTAATCTCCTTTTTAATTTCTTCAACTATCTCTTTTATTAAACTTGGTTTTACTTTTATATTCAAAATAAACTTTACATATATTTTTTTTGAATTATCTGTATTAGATGCTATAATATCTAAATTTTTATTGTTACTTACTATGTATTTTAAATCATTTTCAGTTATTTTTTTGTATTCATTTTTTAACAAATATTCCCTATCCTCAATCAATTCAATACATGTATCCCATGCTCTTTTGATAACTATAGATTCATCCATATTGATTTTTCTTATGAAATAAAACTTTAATTAAATATCAAATTTTAATTATCTTCTTTAAATTTTTTATAATCTTCAATTATGTATTTATCATCTATATTAAAAACAATTTTATCGATATTTTCTTTTCTTAAATATGCTACAATTTTACCAAATTCATCATTAATAGTTCCATATATATAATCTTTTTCATCTAATAATAAATCATCTAATTTTACAATATAATCATCTAGATTATTATAATCTATTTTAATACTCTTTATAGTATCACCTATTTCAATTTTAAGATTATTTAGATTTTGTTCTAAAACATTAACTAATTTAAATTTATTTATTCCTTTAAGAGGTATTATTTTTTCTCCTACAAGTTCAGAATTATCAGTCTTTACTGATAACACTTTATCTTCTAATTCATTATATTCACCTCCTTCCAATGATACTTCCGGAACTTCTAACATTTTTTTATAAAAAATAACTCTAATTTCACTTGATATATCTCCATCAATTTTGAATGTTATATTATTTAATAATTCTTGTTGTTCATGTGTTAATGTTTCCTTTCTGAATAAAATAAATTCGTTTAATATGCTTAGTATGTATTTAAGTCTTAATACAAATAATTTATCATTTGTTTTAAATACATAACTTGAATTTTCATAGGTTCCATCTACTATATTTTCCTCTATATCTTTTTTATCTATTTTAAGTATATTTTCTATATAATTTTTTATAATACTCAATATTTTTTTATTTAATTTTTGTATGCTATCATCTTCTTCGGATATATCTAAAGTATATGTTAATGCTAGAGAACTAACAGGAATATTATTATATCCAAAGGTAAAATTCTTTTTAATAACAGAATCCATACCTTCATCTAAGTATGGATGTTCATGTGAAATTTCTTTTGCCATACCATGTGTTTCTACTAATGATTTGGCATTACTACATACAGCTTCAATATCTTCCAAATTATTATAACAATAGTGTAAATCTAATTTAGAAGCATCATCTAATGGTTGTATATATGTATCATCTTGATATTTAGGATTTATATTTATAATTGATCCGTCTGGTTCGACTACATTTTTTACCAGCCCTTGATTTTTTAGGAAATGTCTTAAATAATATTGTTCCAAACCATAATATGACCATATATTATTAGGAAATGAGAATAAATTCATAAAGTCTACCTTATTAACTCCAAATATTTGTAATTTTTTATTAATATTATCGTATTGGTTAGATATATTTATAATTTCTCTACTATTTATTTTAGTAAAATAATGTTTTATTAATGTTTCATTAGGTAATAAGAATGCTTCATTAAAGACAATATTATCTACTTCTGGCATTTTTGTAAATGCTTCAAGTGCTGCTAAATTATATAATAATCCTTTATTACAGTTAATAGTTACACGGTCAGAATCTTCAGCAAATATGATTTGTTCAGGAATATAATTTTTTGTAATATATTCCTTTGTAAATTGTAGATTATCAAATCCTACAATCATAATCTGGTATAATTTTTTAGGAACTTGAGAATTACAATATGTTTCTAATTTTTTATCTAAATCTGAAATGAAATTTTTAAATTCCTTATCAAAATCAGTATTATCTTTTGGCGTTCCATCTATATTAGGTTGAATATAATATCCTGTATATGGGACTACAATTAATACTTTTTTATCTATATCACTTTGTTTTACTAACCCTAAATCCTCTGTTAAATATTCACTAAATTCTTTTGTATCATATGTAGATGTTCTTTTTTTCTTTGATAATAAAACATTAATACAAAGATTAAAGTCAACAGGAGAACCTTTATCTAAAAATTGTTCATTTATACAACCTATCATTTCTTTGTCAGAAATATTAAAAGTTTCTAATAATGAATTATCCCAAGTATCAATTGGGTTTTGAACTCTCTCTCTATTTTCTGGTGAATGATTGACTGATACTGGTCCATCTTTACCTAATATTTTAGATAAAAATATCATTTTATCATCCTCATAATTGATTGACCATGATTTATGAATACCTTCAGGTATTATTGATGTATCAATTACAGAAAATTCAACTGGAGCATATCCCGTTAAAGGTGGTGGAGGTGGGACATCTCTTGGTGAAACTGGGTCGTATTGAGGTGAAGCTGGAGCATATTGAGGTGAAGCTGGAGCATATCCAGGTGAAGCAGGTTGATATAAGGGTGAACGTGGAGCATATCCAGGTGAAGCAGGTTGATATAAAGGTGAACGTGGAGGATATCCAGATAAAGGTGGTGAACTTGGAGGATAACCATAGCCTTGACTATAATCATAACCATAACCCTTACTATAATCATATGTTGCCGTTTGACCATATTCTGTATGAGAAAATCCTTCATCTATAGATATAAGTTCCTCGTTAGCACCTCCATATGTTTCTGCCATAAGTGCTTTTGCGTTTTCAAATGATTCCTCAAATAGTGTATTTAAGACTCTTTTAACAATTTTTGATTTATCCTCAGTAACTACATATTTTAGTAATGTTGTTTCTTTATCAAATATATAAAATTCTGATTTAGAGTATTGTTTGCCTTTTAGATATTTAATTATTTCTTCTAAGGATGCCTTACCAAATATTTTTATAGAAAAGTGTTTTTCTATTAATTTAATAGGTCTTTCTTTAGAAGAACTAGGACCAAATAATCTTCCAAATCGTTTTTTATCTACTTCTAAATATTCAGTTATAGAATATTTCAGTTTTTCTATTTGCTTTATTCCTAATAAGACATTACTTTCGAGACCACGTACTCTTATAGGTATAAATGTTTCTTTTTCACTTTGCTCTGTTAATTTATCAGTTGTTTCATATCTATCTTGTATTTCTATTCTTATCTTGAGCGTATTTTCTAAACGTTTTAGATTAACTCCTGATTTACCTATTAATAAACCTAATAATCGTTTTTGTAAATTGATTGTTTCATTAAGATATGGCTCTTCTATTTGTACCTTAAATATATTTTCATTTACATATTCTTTATTAGTTATATTCTCAATTTTACCTAATACATTTTGTAAATATTTAGATATATAATCTTTGTCAAATATTGTTTTTATTAGATTAGATTTGTTTTCCTCTAATTTATTAATAAGATTTCTATTTTTCATCAACATACTAAATACACTCTTTAAATCATAGAGACTGTCTATTTCTATATAATTAGCATCAATTGTCTTAAAATCACCGTCAAATTGTGTAAAATCTTTTCCTAAATCCAATGGTTTTAACATATCCTCATACCAATATCTTATATTACTATCATTTTTAAGTTTTATTAATACACCTCTTGACCACATGATTTTAGTTAAAATATCGTCGCTCTCGTTACCTTTGATATATAACAAAAAGCGTTCTTCATATGGATAAGTAAATGATATAAGTGATTGTCCAGTTCTTTTTACTAATGGGTTAACTTCAGAAGTTAAGTTTCCAAATACATTTGGTTGATTATAAAATGATATAGAATTATCTAAATAATAATTTTCAACTTTATTAAAGTCTAAATATGTATTTACAACAACGTCATCATCATTGGGTTTTTTTGTATCAGGGTCGACACTATTAAGAAGTTGAGATAGTTTGTTTTCTAATATTTCTTCTTTTAAATATTCTAATCTTTGTTTATTAATTAAATTACAATTAGAATTAACTATAACACCTAATTCATCATATTTATTGAATTCAGCTTGTGTTAAATAACTTGTTTGTTTGATTTTTTGATATTTACTTTCATCAGCAAAACCTGAATCATTATTAGCTAACAAATTACATAATGGAGGTATTGATTCTTGTGTTGTTAAATGCCAATGTAAAGGAGTAGGAATTGATATATCAAGATAACCTTGTCCCATATTTGCTCCTAATATAGGTAAAATATTACCTGATATATGTATATCAGAAGTATGGTCTGGACCTAATATATAATCATATGGATTTAATAATTGATTAGTTTCCTTATCTACTTTGACAATAGGATGTTCTAGCACATTAATAACAAATTCACATGATATATTTTTATCTACAGTAGATAACATATTTTTATAATATGAAAATGAAGGTATTAATTCTTCTAATGAATTTTTACCTATATAGACTTTATAACCATCAAGTAAAATATCAATTTTATCATTACTATAGTTTTGTTTACCTATATTATCCTTTTCAATATTCATATTTCTTTTAATTTCATTCATAATATGAGTAGTTTTAGAATAAAGATCGATGCTTTTATTTAACCATTCAGTATAGAGGGAAGATTTGGTATATTTAAAATCAATATAGTCGGCTATATCTTGAGCCTCTTCAATTTTCGTTAATCTTCCATCTTTTTCAAAATATGAAAATTGTATATTTTCTCTTTTAAAATCTTTGAATAAAAGACAATTACTATAGGCATAATTAAATATAGGTGTAAATTGTACCATAGAACCTTCTATAAATCTGACATATATACCTGCTTTTATGTATTTAAGAGTATAATCCATAGTATTTTTGAAAGTAGTATGGTCTAAACCTTGTTTATAAAATTGTGAATTAAGAACATTAATATTCTTTTTAAGAGATTCATGAATATCCTTATGAGGAGTAAATATATTAGAAGGTTGAACATTTCCTATTAATGAACGTGGTTCATTTATATATGAATTAATTAATTCAGTATCTAATGCTATTTTTGTAGGAAGTGAAATATTATATCTATGTTCATAAAATTTGGATTTACTTACGTTAAATTTACACATTTCATTATTATCAGGATTATATGTTTTATCATTTTCATCCAACTTAAATATATAGTATCTATGTAAATCAGAATAGGTTTTAAGTTCTCTATAATCCTCCTTTTCTAAATCTAAAAGACTTATTTTATCATAATTATAGGATTTAGTTAATTCTTGATCTTTGAAAAGTTTGTATACGTCCTTAAACATTCCAGTTCCATAAGGTAATAAACCAAATTTACTGTTAGATTCTTTAGAATCTATAAGATAAAAACCTGCTTTAGCTGCTAATTTAATTAATAATTTAGGATGAACAAGTGATTCTTCCATTTCATGACCAATAGATTCAAAATATACATTTATTTTATTTCCAAAACCAGTTTTACTATCTTCTGGTAATTTATCAGCAGATAAATCTAAACTACCAGTAGGTCTTATAGACCAAACATCTTTTGTAATAATTTCACCAGTCTTATCATCAATAGTTGAGACTTTACCTTGAATAGTATTTTTTTTAGCTGATTTTAAAGATTTAAATACAGATGGACCATCAAGAGTTGTTATTAATAGATAACCTTTATTAAGAACGGTTTTCTTTACATTTTCAAAAAAATTATCTACTTTATCTTTTTTATCAAAAAGGTAATGAATAGAAAACATCATAGAAGCCATATCGAATTTTTTGAAGATATCGTCACGTTTTATAAGTTTAGTTAATTCTTCTTGATATTTTCCTTTAGTAAAATTAGGATCATCTAACAGTTTTGATGAATCACCTACTATCATTTTAATATTAGTATTATTAGCCCATAATCTATGTCTATCATTTTCACTACTTTTCATATTATCAACTCTTTTATATAGTCCAAATTCAGTTCCTTCTATATTATTTTGGTCAATATCAATACCTAATAAATATGATATATTAGAATTAGCGTATTTAAATAAATCTCCTCCTCTTCCAATTGAGAAATCAATTGATGAGCCTTTATTTTTAGCAGCACCTTTAATCATACATGATTTAAGTTTATTATGAAATTCACTTAATGGTTTTGTTCTTTCAGAAGTTTCTTCTCTGTAATATCCTATATCTGCTTTTTCTCTTATATCGATTTCAACCTTTTCAAATTTACTACTTAAATTAGGGTCATCGATATTTTCCCATGAATCAACTATAGATTTAGCAATTATTCTTGGAGCAATTCCCATAGCCTCTATTTCTTGTAATAATAATTTAAATGAGTAGGGTGCTTCAATTGTTACAAATTCACTATTAAGATTATTGATTTGTCTTTTAACTACATTATTTTTGTCTTTAAATTGAACTGTTTCATCTGAAACAAAATCTCTATATATATTTCTTGATGGATTATAAACTGATATCATACCTGTTTTCTTTGAAATACAAAATTGAAATTTATCAGAACGTTCCATAAATGTTTCCTTAATAAATGAAGTTATACCATGAGATAAAAGGGCATCTCTTTCCATCTCTCCTATACGACCACCTCCTCCAAGAGCTCTTCCACTTACTGGTTGATGTGTAAGTGCCGTTTTAGAACCATCATTACGAGATTGATATTTGTCTGATACTTGTTGTGTAAGTCTTTGGTAATAGGTAGGACCTATAAAAAATGATACTTTCAACATAGAACCATCAATACCAGAATATAAAATCTCATTACAATATTTTTCAAAACCACATGTTTTTTCTAATAATTCAGCTATGCTTTCAATATCAATATCGGCAAAAGGTATTATTTCAGATAAATATCCCTTATTAATACAAAATTTACCTAATAATACTTCATAAAATTGAGCAATTGTCATTCTACTAGGGAATGCGTGAGTATTTACAATCATATCAGGAATTATACCATCTTTTGTTCTTGGCATGTTTTCTTCATCAACTAACATACCAATTGTACCTTTTTGTCCATATCTTGATGTAAATTTATCACCTAATTCAGGTATTTTTTCTTTTCTAATACGTACTTTAACATAACGTTGTTCATCATTACCTATATTAGAGTATACCTTATCTATATAACCTTCTTCTGTTCTTTTAACTAATTCACTTTTATCTAAGATTATATTATTACCATCATCATCCTTTTCAGTGGTATTTACACATTTACCTATTAATATGTCATTAAAATTAACATATTCACCTTCGCGTACAATACCATTATCGTCTAATTTATCATAATTACCTGATTTCATATTTTTGACTTTATTTGGATCAGGTTTACAAATAGCTTCAACTATAACACCATTTTTGGTTTCCTCTCTATCACTATATGTTCTAAATTTAGCAGTTCTAAATAATCCTCTTTGAACTGAAGCCTTGTTAAATATAATACTATCTTCTTGGTTATAACCAGAAAAACAGCCTAATGCTACAATAGCATTTATTCCGTGAGGTAATTCATCATAACATAGATAATTACTTAATCTACTTTTAACAATTGATTTTTGTGGATAATACATAATTTGTCCCTTTGTATCCATTCTATTTCTATAGTTTGTAGCATATAATCCAAGAGTTTGTTTAGACTGACCAGTTGAAAAAAGATTTCTAGGTTGTTGATTCATTTGTATAGCAGGAATGGTTGACGCAAGTACACCTAATGATAATGAAGGATGTATTTCACAATAATTATATTTATCAATTGAATTTCGTAATGCCCTTTCCTCCATAGCAATTAATGAAACATTAGTTTCTTCGGCATCTATATATTCAATTATACCTGCCGTTTCTTCTAATAATTCGAGATTGTTTTCATAATCTACATTATAATATGTACCATCTGTATCATCATATGGAAATTGTTTAGATTTATTTTTAAAACCACCTACAAGATGATACCAATTAATATTATTTTGTTTTAAGTCAGTAAGAATTTGTCTTGTTACTTTTGTTTTTCCATTTTTAACAATAAGAACAGGTCTTACAGCTCTACCTGAATCTGTTGATATTTTAATAATAGATGTATCAATATACCAGGCAATAGATGTATAAATATTTATTAAAGCATTTCTTTTTAATAATTTAAGTTTTTGAGTCATAAAAAGAGGATTTTTTGTATAACCTATAAGCCTTTCATTTAAAAATACTTTGGTACTATTTAAAAGTTTTTCTTTTTCAACTTGAAGAATATTCTCTAATCCGGATGTGTATAGTAATTTAATAAGATTTGTTGAATTAGTTCCAGTTGTTATATTTGCTAATAATGATATGTTTTTTCTTACACCAATATTAGCACCATCTGGAGTTTCATATGGACACATATATCCAAAAGAAGAAAGATGTAATTGATGAGGTGCTCTTACTTTAGCACTACTAGATAATGGTGTATTAACACGTCTCACATGAGATACAGTTCCAAGATAACTTAATCTTTGCATATCTTGAACAATTCCTTGTTTACATGGTGCATTTTTCAATCCCCAACAGTTTTTAAAAGCATATAAAAATCCTTCATTCATTATAGTTTCATCAAAAACTTCACTTATACCTTTGAAACCAGAATCATTATTATCTTTACTTATAATTTTAGTAAAATTATAATCTTTAAATCCATCTTCATCATTAGTATATACTTTCCAAAACTCAACAAGACTCTTTGTGTCTTCTTTTGCTCCATATGCTCTATTAATAGTTTCGATCATATTATTTTTAACACGAAAGTATAAATCTCTAAAAATTGCTGATATTAAGAAACCAGATATATCTACTCTTTTGTATATATAACTGTCTCTATCTGTTTTCTTTTTCATATTAAGAGTGGTGTAAATTAATTCAGATATCATATAACCTAAATAATAACTTTTTTCATAATTATTAGTTCCACAATGAGGTAAAAAATAATCTCTTATAATCTTTGTTAAAAAAGATAATCTTGTTTCGGAAGCAATACTGGCTGTCATAAACGAACCAGATATATTAGATTCTAAATATTTTAAAGCATCTTTTTGATTATTAATTACGTGTCCTTCCTTTATTGTAGGTTCTAAAAACTCTATAAATTTTTTACCAATAGGTGATTCTAAATCGTCTATTATAGTACTACATATATCATAATCTGTGATTACACCTAATGCCCTAAATAATATAAAGAGGGGAATTTCTGTATTACCCTCCATATTGATATTAGGGATACTTACTCTTATAGCATTTTCATGAATTACTATATTTCCTTTAATATCTTTTTTTTGATTATATACATAACATTTAGTGATTCTTGCTGGTTGAAACTTATTCTCTGGTGCTGAACGTATTTCAGAATTAAATTTATATTTATCATTAGGTTTATTTTCATTAATATATAACTTATTTTCTATTTGTCTTTCTTGGGCAACAATAACCTTTTCTTTACCATCAATAATAAAATAACCACCTTGATCATATTCACATTCACCCATAGCTCTAAGAGTATCACCTTTCATTCCTCCAAGAGAACATATTTGTGATTGTAACATAATAGGGAGATTACGCGTTAGTGTAACATTTTTAAATTCAAGAGGTTCTTTAATAGCTGGAACAAGCATAGTTTTTTTACTATCATAAACAAGTATTTCTACGATAATGTCTACATTTATTTCTGTTTTGTATGTTAAATTTTTCAGTCTTGCTTCATTAGGGTAAAGGGTTTTTTGTTTGGGTGTAATTTTATTATCTTCAGTTCTAGATGCTTCTTGAATAATAGGTTTACCAATATAAATAGAACTTCCATCATTATTAACACTTTTGTCTTTATTTAAACTACCTCCTACTGTGATTCGTAATTCAAAAAAATAATCATTACTATCAGAGTCCTCAGAATCCTTATTTATTTTTGAATATGGTAATACTATAGGATTAAATTGTCTTATAGTTTTTGAAATATTTTTATTAAGAAACATATTATAAGAATCTATTTGATGTTTAGATAAATAATTATTAGTATTTTTGAAGTATGAATCTATTACATCCCATATTTCTTGATCCCAACTTATCTCTTCCATAATATAATATATAAAAATATCTTATTTTTAAATAGTATACTAAATTATTCTACATCGTTATTTATATCATTTTCACTTTCTTTATCTTTTGTATCTTCTATATCACTTTTACTTTCTTCACTTTCTTTATCTATGATTAAACCTAAATATTTAAAGATATCTAAATATTCTTCACGTGTTTTATTTCCTAATATATAATGAATCCACATATTTCTTAAATAATTATCATATTCATCTCTTTTTTTAGTAGGTTCGTAATTTTCTAACTTTGATATTACAAAATTTTTAAACTCCTGTACTACTAAAGTATATTCTTTATTTATTTTTTTACTATACATATCATTTCTAATTCGTAGTGTTTTATCATGATTAGCTAATAATTCTAAGCCTATATTACTATTACAATCTTTATTTATAAATTTATCCATATTTATGATATTAGATAGAAATAATTAAAATAAAACGACTATAATTATCTCTATATATTTTATAATGGAACTTGATAATAAAATATTAACAATTATAATTATCATTATTTCTGTAATTATATTAGTCCATATATCCTTTACTATATGGTCATATTTACAATTAAGAAATAAACAAGGTCCTTCTGGTCCCAGAGGACCAAGGGGTCCAAGGGGTCCACCTGGAAATTAAATAGAAGAAGTCTTACCCATAAAATAGCATAGTAAAAAAGGTAATACTTCATCTATCATTTTAGATACTTTTTTGTGTTCTTGAATATCCTCTAATGTTTCACTGTTTATAATACTTTCTTTATTTTTAATATCATCCATGATATTAAGTAAATTATCTTTTAATAATTCAGTACTATTACTAAAGTAAATTATCTTAGTAATTAAATTATTTAGATTTTCTTTATTTAATTTCTTAATATTATCATAATTATTATGTAATTCTTTTAGTAAATTTATAGTAGTATTAAGTTCAATAATACTATTAGAAATTATATCTTCCATTTAATATAAGGTAAATAATTAATATTTACTTATTACGCATATTATAATTAATAGTTAGATCATATAAATCTACAAAAAATCTTTTATTAATAGAAATATATTCTATAAAATCTCTAAGTTTATTATCTTTGATAATCTTTTCTATATTTTTTGATAACATATTTTTATATAACATATTATGTTCTATATTATCTTTTATCTGATTTTTATCAGATTTATCTTTTATCATTAATAATCATTATTATAGAAAAATTAATTTGTAAATTTATATTTATTTAAATACATAGATTTATTATTATTAAATGAATGGATATCATTCCAACTGATCTTGATGATTTTATAATTAATAATAAAATTGCCCTATGCTTAAAGTCAATTGATTTATGCAATTTGCCTAATATAATATTTTATGGTAAAAATAATTGTGGTAAAAAAACATTAGTAGATGCGTTTTTGAATCATTTGTTTAAAAAAGATATCTTATCATATAAAAAAATGGAATCTACAGATATTAGGATAGGTAATAATAAAGTAGATATTGATTATATACGAACACCCTATCATATTGAAATTAATTTATATGAGTATGGTTTATACGACAAAGATATTATAACAGATTTTATATATGAATTAATAAAATTTAAAAGTATTAATTCTCCTATAAAAATAATTGTTATTAATCATTTTGATGAAATATCGCCAACTGCCCAATGTACACTTAGAAGAATGATAGAAAAAACATATAAAAATGCTAGATTTATGTGTATAGTAGAGGATTTAACTAAATTAGATAGGTCTGTTTTATCCAGATTTTATAACATTAGGGTCCCTTTTCCAAAAAAAGAGAATCTTCATGAATATGTAAACTATATTTCTAAAAACAAATATAAATTTTCCCAACCACAAATAAAAAAAATATTAAACACTTGTGAAAATAATATGTATCTTTTACACCATATAATTATATCCTCAATAAATAATAGTAAATTTAATTATGGTAAATTTGATAATATAAATAGAGACCTTATTAAAATTTATAAACTAGTTAATCTATCTAATATTTCATCAATATTAGAGATAAGGAGTATATGTTATAATTTATTATTACTAAATTTTTCTATGAAAGAACTTTTTAATAAAATAGCTGAACATTTTATACCTCTTTTAAAAGAGGAGGTTAAATTAGAATTTGTAAGAGAAATAGCTAATATAAATTATAAAATGGCAAATACGGAACATGATATAATTTCTATAGAATATTTAATACTTAAAGTTAAAAAGGCTCTTATATTTAATAAATGAATTACTATGATATACTTAATATATCAAGAGATTCAGACCAATTAACTATAAAAAAAGCGTATAGAAAATTAGCTCTAAAATGGCATCCAGATAAAAATCCAGATAATAAGGAACTTGCTGAAAAAAAATTTAAAGACATAAGTGAAGCATATCAGATTTTATCTGATTCAACAAAAAAAAATAAATATGATCTTTATGGAGAAACACCTGATAAGTTTAAATCACCTGAAGAATTATTTTCACAATTATTTTCTGATTTAGACCCTGTTATAGGTAATTTTTTAACAAATACGCTATCAAAAATAACAAAATCATTTATGGAAGATAGTAATAAAGGTATTTGGGATGTTGTAAATGAAATTAATAAAGAGGAAATTATAGAAGGTGGAAGTAATGTAGTTAAGGACTACTTTATAAAAAGGATGAATAAAAATAGCGAAAAAAAACATAAACATAAGATTTTTTGTTTAAAATTAAAGATTGAAGATATTGATTTTGAGAATGATATAGATATTGATATTGAATTTGCCAGAAAATACAGTCATATACAATTAGAAATTAGTTCTGATAGTATAAACAAAAACTATTTATTAGATATAGAATATATTGAACATACTATAACATTTTCTGATTCTAAGTATACCTTTTTTTTAATTGATAAATTTCCACCTAAATATATTAGATATAATAATTACAATCTTGTTTTAGAATATGATGTAAATATATATAATTATAATCAAGGTTTTAGATTTTATTATCCATATACAAGTAAAGATTACATAGAATGTAATATCATAATCTTCAATAAATCAAATATAGTAAAAATACCAAATAAGGGTTTATTAAATATTAAAACTGATAAATTAGGTGATTTATTTATTATATTTAATCCAGTTTGTGACGAACATTCAATTAAAGAAGATTCTATTAATAATGATTTAGAAACATATTATAGTTTAGATCCCTTACTACTACTTAAAAATATATAACAATATTAATTTACAATTTAATATTATTATAAAAAGATATATTAGATGGAACTAAAATATAGTTTAGATAATACAGATTATGTATCTCACTCATTAACTAAAATAACTAAAAAATGTAAGAAATTGTATGATAATATTTTAGATAATTTTACTTACGAAAAAAAAAAAATTAAATATCTTAAATCTTATAATCTACGTCCTTTTATTAATGAAGATATAACACACGAAGATATATTATACCTTTTAGTACAAAATGGTATAACTAAGTATAATAATTTAATATCTAGATTTACACCTATAAGTATAATAGAAGACATATTAAATAATTATAATACATTAAAAACATATATATTTACCTATAAAACTAACAAAGTAATTTTTAATATATATCTTAAAGATGAATATAATCATAATATGGTTGATATTATAACTAAGGCAACCAAAGTATTCTTATTTGTTGAATATTTTAATATAAAAGATAAAAATATTAATATACATTTTTGTCCTACCCAAGCAGAAAAGTATCTTGAAAATACTGAATATATAGGTATCAATAGTGTGAATAGCGGTTTTACAACATTTATGGGTGAAGGGGTAATTTCAATTTTTAGAAATGAAGAGTCTGATAAGGTATTAGTTCATGAACTGGTTCATCTATTAGAGTTAGATTTTGCTCTAAATGATAATACATTTATAAATAATATGATCATCAGAGATTTTAATATAAATAAAGATTCACAATTTATTAATTTTTTTGAGGCATATACTGATTCAATTGGTATAATTTTTAATTCTATATTTAACTGTGTATTAACTAATTCTAATATTAATGATTATTTTAAGAAAGAGTTAGATTACATGGAGGATACTATTTTAATAATATTAGAATACTTTAATATTGAGAATATAAAGGAGCTTTTTAACAAAAAAGGGAAAATACTAATACAAAAAACTTCAGTATTATCTTATTATATTTTAAAATTTGGAATACTTTTAAATGTAGAATATTTCTTAGAAAATTTTTTGAATATAGATAGATGGGAAAGGGATAAAATATTAGATTTATATACTCTATCTATAACAACACTTAAAAATTATAATCTAAACTATAATAGTGTAAATAAAAGTTCTATGAAAATGTCATATAATGAATTAATTTATAAATAATTAAAATATAAATAAATATTTATTTATATCGTAATATTAAAAATCATATAAGAATATTTTATTATAAGATACATATATACTTAATTTATGGGTATAAAAAATTTAAATGGACTCATCGAGAATTATACTTCTAGTGGAAAAGTAAAAAAACACCTATCATCTTTTAACAACAAGATTTTTGCGATTGATACAAATGTTTATTTATATAAATATCTTTATGGTAAAAGTAATCATATTGATGGTATGTTTTTCATGATCAATAAATTCAAAAAATTTAATATTACACCTATATTTGTTTTTGATGGTAAACCTCCTAATGAAAAAGCAGATACAATTAAAAATAGAAAAATAATGAAAGATAAATTAAAAGAAAAATTATTAAACTTGAATGCCCAACTATTACTAAAAGATGATTTATCAGAAATAGCACTTTTAAAAACCGAAATAGATAATATTGAAAAAAAAATCATGTATGTAAATAAAAATGTTTTAGATAAGACGAAAGAATTGCTTGATCTTATGGGAATTACCTATATAAATGCTGATTGTGAGGCTGAACACTATTGTTCTAAATTGTGTAAGTTAGAACTTGTAGATGGGGTTGTATCAGAAGATATGGATACAATTGCTTGTGGAAGTAGACTTGTAATCAGAAATTTTACGAATAAAGATGATTTTGTAGATGCTTATTATCTTAATAATATACTTTATGATATGAATATTAGTTATAAATCATTTATAGATTTATGTATATTATTGGGTAATGATTATAATAATAGACCTAGAAGTTTAAATCCAGATGAGATATTTGATTTAATTAAAAAACATAATTCGATTGAAAATATATTAAATGATAATCTTTTAACAAATTGGAAATGTGAATATAATACAATAAGAAATATAATATTACTGAGTGATGTAATAGTTAATGTCCAAAAATTCATAAAACAAACTAATAAGCCTTATTTTTTAGATAATTTATTGGAATTTTTGAAAAACAATTCAACTATTGAAGAAAAAACATATCGACATAGAATTAACCTTATATATAACAATAATTTAAACAAAAACAGCAAAACTAATATAAATGTTTCTTCTATGCTTAACAATAAATATAATATAAATAACAATACATACAAAAATTATGAATTTGAAAACAACTTAGGTTTTTAAATATATTTATTAGGTTTAAAACTTGGCAAATATATTTATAATATATATTTATATAGTAAATGACTAAATATAATCAAAAGGGTAGAGGTTATTTTTCTGATTTAAACGAAAATATAGCTGGAAGAGTTGCTATAGGAAGATATAGTGATAATAATCCTCCTATATTTAAGGGAGAATTAACAGAGGGAATACAATTAGGGGGAAATATCATAGATAAAAAAATATACCATTTAGAAAGATATATTAAAAACAAGGGTAATTACAAACTTCCTAAATATATACTTAATGATTTATAGAATTATTATTCTCTGTTAATTTACTTCGTAAACAATCAAGACACATGTATTTTCCATTATATTTTCCTTTTCCATAGAACTTTACAATATAGTTACCATCCTCAACGCTCCAATCACTTATATTACACCAGGCACATCTATTACAAAAACCATTTTTACACCATATAATTGTGCTTAAAAAACAAACCATGTATATACTTTTGTTATAAAATAAAATTTATATTCCATAAATTTAATTTTACATAAAATACTTTCTATTATATTCACTTCTATATGAATTATTAAAACCTTGATTAAAAACATTATTAATATTATTAAAATTTTCTATATGATTTTTCTTATCTATTTTAGGTAAATATACTTTATTTATTGGTTTTTTACGGTCATATTGATTACATAGGATCTTTTTTTTTTATCATATTCAGGTATTTTTAGTTTAGGAAGTTTATGTTGTTGAATATATGATATATATCTTTTTTTAGGACTTTCAATTACTGATTTAGGTCTATTTTCATGTATTTTGTGATTTTCATTTTTAGTAATACTATCTAAAGCAGAAATGGGTCTCATTTTATTTTTTTTGTTATAATATGATTTGAATTGGTGGTCATAATATTTTTCTAGATTAGGTTCTTTAAGTGTAGGTAGCTCGAAAGAATAATTACTTTTTTCATTATTATATTTATAATTTTCATACTTTTTGATTTTTTCAACAGGTTCTTTTTTTACTACATAATTTTCTAAAGGACCTTTAAAATCTGTAGCTTTATTTAAAGCTGGTAAAATAGGTATTTCTTTTTGTTTTTTTGGACTATAAATAGCAACTTCACTAGGTTTAATAAATTCTGATCTAACAGAAGTAAAGGTACTTTCAATTATTATTGAATTTATTTCTGAAATTATTTTATTCCACATAAATGTTTTTTCAGGACATTTAGGTATTTTATAATTGTATTTATTAATATCATTTTTTATTTCAATTTCATTTGTACTAAGTCTTGACATTTGGAATAAAAGTTCATTATTTATAATATCCTCACATGAACATCTCATATACATATTTTTATCTAGCATTTTTGTTAAAAGATTATTATAAAATGTATTATTAGTGGTTGAATAAACTCTGGGAAAGCTTTGTGTAGTAACTTTATACATTAAATTTGGTAAACTATTTGCCTCAAAAGGATGTTGATAAGTTAATAATTCATACAAAAAACATCCTAATGACCAAACATCTGTTTTTTCATTGTATTGTTGTTCTTTGAATACTTCTGGACTCATATAATATGGACTGCCTATACATGTTTTAGCTAACATAACATTACTAAATGGTTTAGCTATTCCAAAATCTCCAATCTTAACATTATAGTCTCTATCTAAAAAGATATTAGATGCTTTAATATCTCTATGTATTACTTTATTTTTGTGTAGATAGTTAATACCTATAGAAACTTGTAAAAAAAAACGTGTAATCCATCTATCGCTTAATTTTCTATTTTTAGCGCGTAATTTTCTTATATAAGTATGAAAATCGCCTCTTTCGGCATATTCAGAAATTATATATATATTTCCATTTTCATAAAAACTATTATAGTATTTTATGATAAACTTTGATTTATGTAGTTTTAGTAATGAAATTTCATTAACAATTGAGTTTTTTTCAGCCTTAGGAATTGATGGTACATATATTTTTTTCATAGCAAAAACATTACCATTTATATCTTCTACTTTATAAACTTTTCCATAAGACCCTGAACCTATATGTTTAAGGATACGATAATCGCGTATCGAACTCATTAATAAATCATAATAAAATTTATCATGATTAATTTTCTAGTTTTTTAAATTATAGACATACCTCATAATCCATATTCAGTTTTAGATTTGAGACGTTCAAGTCTATTTAATTCTTTTGATATTCTTTTATTATTTATCATTTCTAGTTTTCTTATAATTCTTTCTTTATCTTCTTTATTTGTAGTATCGATTTTTATATTGTTTAGATTTAGTATATTATTAAAACCTGAATGTAATGGAATAATTGATTTACTTTGGATTATACTTCCTGTAGTTGAAAATGCCCTTTTAAGAATGTTTGCGTTTAACATTATATTATAATTCATATAAAAAAATATTCTCGAAAATCAAATTTTCTTAAATTTTTATTTTTATTAGAACAAGACTCTTCTAATAATATTTATATTTGTATGTCTAAAACCTAAATTAAGTGCTTTATCTCGATTAATATGTTTGTAGTCTCTTTCTAAACTGGAAATTTCATCATTTAATTTTGGTTCATAGTATCGATTTCTTGTTTCGCTATCACTATTACCATAAATATAATATAGAGCATATTTGTATATTTTGAATTCATTTTTATCAAAATATGAAAGGATATTTTGATCTCCAACGTTTTCTATAATATGTTTTGCTTCACACGCTGTTTTTGTTTTATTAGTTGTTTGTCCTAAGATACGATGTATACTCATATTTTTTTCTGTTTCATATCTTGGTAAAGGTTTACTTCCACTTTGGGGATGACCACAATAATTGAAACTGTAAACAATATTACGTAAATCTGGAATGTCGTTTTGGTTTGTGTTTACATATCGACTATTTGAAGCATCATAATCTGTGTATACATTTTTCATAAAATATGTCCTTGGACTACGTCTTAAAGATGATGTAACTTCATCTAAATACTTAAAAACTATAGCTGTAGATGTAGAATCAATTAAATAATATTGATGATTACGAGGATTGAATTCTACCCCTTTATGATTACTACTATAAAATTGGTGTATAGCATTACCAAAAAGCTGTATATAAATATTATAATTAGGATATCTTTCATATTGACTTAATAAAGGAGTAATTTTATGTTCAGGTTTTATGTTAATCTCTCCATTATCAGATATTTCGGTATATGTTAATTTTACAATATTGTGGTCGAAAATTTCCCAATACTTATTAGGTTTTCCATCAGGTGTAGGATATTGAGCTATCATGTCAATCCAATTTTTAGTAATATTATCCTCAAAATTAAGGGGAGGTGGAACCATTTTATTATGTTCTTCACTTTTTAAAACATTCTTGTCTTGACGCATTAAAATATTATACAAAGTATTCATATTCATTTGTAATGTTCTTTCTATATTAAGACATGCTAAAAGTGTATTAAACTCAAATTTGTATTTTTCGCCTATTGGTCCTCTCCCATCTTTCCAATCATGCCATGAATCCAATATACCCATAGTTACATATAGTAATCTGTTGAACTCCTCTTTATTTATACTTTTTTGTTCATTAAATTTGCCATATACTGCTTCATATGCTGGTCCTTCAAATAAATAATCACAGTCAGCTAAAAGTTGTCCGTGTTCTGTTGTTGAAATATTTTTTCTTTTAAAAATATCATCATCCCTCTTAAAACAGGTATATTGATAATGATGTGGTGTTGATTCGTTAGGTCTTCTTGTCTGAAGTATAGATGATACATTGCATAATGTAGCAAACATAAATGCTAATCTATCAAAAGTTATAAATATAAATCCAGGATGAATATGTCCATTTGGTAACATCCCACCTTTAGAAGATACAACTTGACCCCAGTCTCCCTGTCTTTTAAGAATAAAAGGAAGTCTAAATCCCATATTGTCAGCTATTTCAGAAACATAACGGGGTTCTTTTGATTGTACACCTGCGGATGGTAATATAGATTTATTTGTATATGTAATGATTTGTCTACATCTTCCTAAAAACAAAAGTGAATAAATATTATACAAAATACTGGTATAACCTAATAAGTAGTTTGATCTTACAAATGCGAAATATTTTGTATGATCCTCTTTTGAACAAAGTATTTTTTCAGTATATGATTGTAAAATCATTTTGATTTTTTTATTATATTCATTAATTAAAAAAAAAGCGTTATCATTTTCATCGGTAGATTCTATATTACATGACATTTCTGTCTGTAATAGTCGTATTTGACTTGTTCTATTAAGTATTTTTTTTTGAATTCTAAACAAATTCTCTATTATTGGATTTATGGTTAAAAGAGTTCCTTCGCGATTCCTTATATTTATATTATAAGTTGAATTAGGTCCAGTTGCTAATTTAAAGTATGAATTTTTAGAATATGTTGTAACATATTTTTTAAAGGATAAAAATATATCCTCATAACTTTTAAATTGATCTCTAGATTGATGATTCGTAATATGTTCTAAATCTTTCAATGTACTATTATATACTGAATAAACATTTAACAAAATATTATCTATAGTTGTATTTTTATTAAAAAGTGAATCAAAATGTTCATCTATACTTATTATTCTTTTATATAAGATACGAAATACACTACATACACTAGATTCACAACCATAATTCATTGGTAAAATATTTTCAGAATCTATGTATTTTTGAAGGTTATCACCTTCTATTACATTTATTTTGGGGATACCGCTTCTTGTTGTTCTTTTAGTTTCAGAAGGGACAAGTTTCATACTTCTTTCTTTTTTTTTTAATTTTAGAAGAAATTCTTCTAATGTATCGGTATAATCATAACGTAAAGATTCGTCCAAGGTGTTATATTGGAATTTGGCTGCCCTTATAATATTTGTAAAGCCTTCTTTAGATTTAAAAACTTCTTGTTTAAAAAAGACTTCAATCTCATTCTTTAGAATAGATATATTTTGTTTAATCCTAGCAAATAAGTTTATAGCCTCTTGTTTTCTGTCTCTTATTATAGGTAGTTCTGTATGAGATGGTTTTAAATGTAAAAACATTAATTGTTCTCCAAAATGTTCTATTTCGTTGTATAGATATTCACTATTTAAATAAATTTTATAGCCTTCAATCAAGGTACTATCATCACGACTTTCTATATACGTAGCTGTTAATATATCCTTTTTATCTTTTTTTATATCTTCAATATATTGTTGATATTCTTCTAAAATATCCAATAAATCATTTAAGGTTTTTATACTG